AAGATGAGACACAAGCGACCAAAGCTCCGCAAGGGTACCAAGGTCAATCAGCCCATGCGTCGATACACCCGAGAAAACCCCGACATGAAGTGGCTGCTCCCATGACTCGAGGATCACAGACCCGATCAATTATGGACAGCAACTTGGGTCCGACTTTGGCAGAGCTAAAGGACTTCGTTGATGCTGCCCTGAACGATGGCCTTGACCCCCGATCAACGGTGAGAGTCGAGCGATCGCCCCATTACAACCAGTTCGACCGAGGCGAGTGGCGATTGGAGGTAACATCGTGACTTTCGAGAACGCGCACACCCCAACCGACGACGAGCGCAATGCACTCGCGAAGCGGATTGCTGATCTTCTGAACGACTATACGGGTGAGAGCTTCGCAGCGGAGTCATACATGCTCGCGGACGCTCTGATTGACGAGGGCTTTTCCCGTTCCGAGGTACCGGAGCCGCGCGCCGCATGCCTGACCGAGCATCCGATCACTGGACGCCGATGCTCACAGCCCGCAGAACCGCGTCACGCACATGTCTGTGATCTGCCCCCGGAGTCGCAGGGCGAACCGTCCGACGCGATACTGAAAGCCTTCGAGGATGAGTGGTACCGCCTGGATGGAGTAACCGAGCCGGAGCGCCATCGTCGAGCACTTCGCGCCGCTCTGGATATTGCTTGGAGGGTAAGATGACGCTTCAGTTGAGTGATGAGGAAGTTGCCTGGCTCGCCGGCATCATGTGCGTCCAGGGGGCATTCACTCGTACTGGTGGTGCTGCCTCACGAATTGGATGGATCGTCGGATCGAAGAACTCACCTCAGACTGTAGCTAAGATCGCCGAGCTGACTCATCAGCGCCTCCGCAATACGAAGAGGGGTGATCATGTAGTCGTCGCAGGCCCGGCGCTTGACGAGCTGATGGAGATCCTTTCGGAGTGGCTTGATAGTGACCGGTACGACGAATATCTGCGAGCGCTCGAGTTGGCAGCTGAAGTGGTTGCTGAACGTAAGCGGAAACATGCAGAAGAGATATCGGCACGCGAGGCTCGAGTACGCGAGGATCGACTGATGACTCGTGAGCGCCGCCGGCAGCTCGCCGAAGCTACCTATCGAAATCAAGACCCTGCTATTCAGGTCATCGAGGATAACGATGTTGCTGAAGCAGAGGTCACACGAGCGATTGCCCGCCGGGCGATTGAGAAGCAGCAACAGAGAAACGCAATGAGGAGTCCACTATGAGTGAAGAATCGTTCCGCCGTCCGACGGACACTGTCCGATCCTATGAGTTGATCTGGAAGGGCAATGTGCCTACAGTTCGCCCCTCGAACTGGGCTCCGGGTTATACGCCTGGTCACATGGCTTCAGTCGATGAGGCAGTGAAGTACGGTATGCACCGACTTCAGCAGGACCTTTCCGACATGCGCGAGAAGTGGTTGAACATCAACACGCTGGCCATGAGCCTGGCTGCTGACGACATGGAACAGGCCGATGCCGTCAAGGCAGCAGCTGAACCCACCACCAAGAAGTGCGATGGCTCTTGTGGGGATGACAACCCCCATGACTCCCACCTCACGAAGGCAGGACGTAAGCGCTATATCGAGCCCCACACCGAGCAGGTCGATCATGGTGGATTCGAGGATCACTGATGGCTGATATCGCCCCTTGCAACATCAGAGCACCCCATGAGCGTCATTCCTGGCAAGAGGTGACAAACAACGATGAGCTTGGAATCCGCATTGGTTATCATCTTTGCAACGGCAAAAGATGGCAGAATGCTGAGGTCTACGAAAAACTCAAGGCCCTGATCACTGATGTTCTGAAGGAAGAGAACAAGCAGTATTGGCGGGGAGGTCTCAATCCCGCTACCCGGATCACCGAGGCGATTTGGCAGGACATAGTGGGCTTCATTCAGCCCGAGGACATGCCGACGCAATGGGACATCGACGCGGCGAAGGAAGATATCCAGAACTTCAAGTTGGGCAATGGCCGAGTCATGCTGATACCCCCTGACCCTCAGGAGCGAATCGCTAACGCGGTTGAGAAAATCGCCAAATTCACCGACAACTTCCATATCTGTGACCATGGCAACATCGAGGCTTTCTGCGAACCCTGTAAGATGAAGAAATTTAGCTAAGGAGTAACAATGCGCGCTATCTACGAAGACAATGGCTCGGGCAAGCTGACTGGTCGACACCTGCAGGAATTGGCTGCTCAACTGCCCCTTGAGGCTGAGATTATCTCCCTCAAGGTCGAGGAGTCTCAGACCGATGGATGGTATTGGTCGATCAAGGCTCGAGTGCCTGAGGTTCCCAAGCCGAAGATTCATACCCATCGACCAGGCATGCGAGGCTCAGTCGCTGATCAGGTTGGTCGGGATCGCTGATGGCTGAGGACATTGGCAAGGTTTGCACCTGTATCCCGCATGACCAAGATGCCGGAGGGGTTTACATCGAACATCTACTTGAGTACGAGCCCTCGTGCCAGATTCACAGCCACCACCTTTACGATCCTCGTCGAGGTTGTTGGATTCTGACTGATGGAGAACATCAGCTCAAGATCGTGGAGGGGGAGATCGAGGTCTGCGATACGTGCACCAACATGTACGGGTATAACATCGCCTGGGATCAGACCTGGCACGCTCTGCATAAGGACAAGGCCCGACAGGTGCAGCACTGCTGGCGACCCGTTGAACCCGATTCTGAGGAACTTGTGCCCTACTGCGGTGATGAGACTGCGCCTCGGGGCCTGAATCTGGTCACCTCAACTGAAGCCAATGCGGTACCCGTATGTCCGAGATGCCATCGGATGGCTATGGCTGCTGCACGTAAGGCAGAATGGGATAAGATGACCTCAGATGAGGCTGTCAATATTTTCAAGAACGCCTGGCATATTGCCCGTAGGCTTGAGAAGCCCAAGACCCAGTTCGCCCTCAACCGCATCCGAGAGCTGCTGGGACGATGAAGAAATTCAAGCTATACTGGGCACGTTTAGTTTGTGAGTTGGTGGGACATAAGTATAACAATGATGAGTATGTCCCAGGCTCATGGCGTCTGCCCTGCGCTCGCTGCGATCATATCAGTCGACTCTGATGACACCCTAATCGCCCCGATTACGCATCCAATAAATTACTCATGGTGCATGATCGGGGCGATTTTAGGCGTATCCCAGGGCCTGCTGGCGGCATTCCCATGCGCGATGATCAGTCGATGATCAGTCGATAATCAGCTCTTCATCTGGGACATTCGTGAAGTCAATCACCTTCGGCAGTACGGGTGTGGAGAATCGGCGCACTTCCTTATCGACGATGTCTTCGTTATCAGTTTCTTCGCGACCTCGCATACCAACCTGACCCTCCTCTTCGAGAGGGCGGATGAGCTCGTAGAATGGTGCGCCGGCAGCGAAGCCCCGCTCGAGATAACCCTCGACATCTAGTTCGGCGAGAACCTTCATCACTGCAGGCATGCTAAGTCCCACACCCTCAGGCTCGGGCAGTACGAGGACATGCGGGTAAACGCGGTTGGGAGCATCCATGTGAGACTTGCCAGTGCGATCGACCCCATGCAACCCCATCGTGCCCTGAGTGGTCGGACCCGCAGTGACATTTTTTCTGATCCAGGCTTCGATCTTGGGTCGATTGACGGGCTTTCGACCGGCAGTCCCCTTGGCTCGGGGTGCTCCAGCGGGCCGTGAAGCGAGCTGCTTGACCTCCACCTTATTGATCAGGCAGTTGGCCTTAGTCAGGGCCTGCTGTACAGCGATACGGAGATACTTCTCGACCTTATCAGCAGTCCGAGGATTGCCTTCAGTATCGACCCCCTCTTCGATGTCGATGATCAGAGTGTACTTTGACATTGCCTTTCCCATCCCATGTATGCAATGAATTGATATTGCAATTATTGCACTTATGCAATCGATTAGCAATAAGGGGGGAAGCCCATTTCATCGAGCTTCGACGGTTACCAAGAACCACCTGTTGCTGCCGTCAGTGAGTTGTTCGCGATCCACCACGCCTCGCTCAAGATGACGAGTCATCTGACGGTGAACTGCCGAGCGAGAGATCTTACGGGCCTCAGCGATGGCCTGCGTAGTCATCGGACCGTGCTCGAGCAAACTGATGATCTCATCCCGGGCTTTCTTAGCCTGAGGGGTGCTTCGGCGATTGGCCCGCTCATCGTCAGTACCATGACGTTCCGGTCTTTCCTTCTCATCACTAGACCATGGCTCGATCGTGGGCGACCACTCAAGGTTCTGAAGATTGCCCATGCGATAGGCTGCTCCTGGAATGGTCTTCGACTCAGTATCGATTCGCATATCTTTGCCACCAGTATGACTGATGTAGAAGCTATCCTCAGCCCATGCATGGTTAGCCACTGCACCGAGCATTCGTTGACCGGGGCGAGCCTTCTCAGCTTTAGCCATGTGATGAATGACGATAACCGCGACGTCATGCTTACGCGAAAGCACCTTCAGCGGTCGAAAGATCTTGTTCGTCATCTCCTGGGACTTGGTTTCTTCAACATCTCCAGCAGTCATCATCAGTGTATCGATGATCACCAGCTTATATGGTTGATCGTTCATTCCCTTGGCGAGCGTCTCATCGAGCCACTCCTGCCATGCTTCATTTGAGATGGTGAAGCCTCGCTGGATGTAAGCCATCACATCCGGGTCGAACTTCTCTTCCTCTTCCTTCGGCAGCCACCAGATACCAGCACCCTCTTCATCACGGACCAGCTCGAGCTTATCGGTAGTCTTGCCTACCCAGATCTTCGCTGATCGATTCTTTAGCGTGGCGGGTGGGTCTTCTTCTTGGATATATAGTACCGGGCCAGGATCTGCGACCCGAAAATGCCCCAGAAAATCAGCACCAGTAGCGACTGAGAAAGCCATGTCAAGGCCAACCCAAGACTTATATGACTTAGGCTCGCCAGCAATAAACCCGCACGCACCTTTGGTGAGAACATCCTTGATGATGTACTTGGGCTTTTTGACGTTCTTGAGGAGGAAACCGAGTCGTTCTGGTTCGGGTCGTTCGATTTCATCATCTTCCCCGTTTTCCTCTTTGTCGAGCTTCTCGATCGTCTCATCAGACCGTTTGGCAATTGCCTTGGAGGCTTCCGAGATGAGCCTACGCATTTCATCCTGGCGACCTTCGAACTTATTCCACACCGAAGGCTTGACGACTGATACGATCTCGGCTGTTGTGCAGCCAACATCAGCCAGGCATCGAATAAGATACCAGAGCTTCTCACTCTTATCTGCCCCGCCAGTATCCCGAGCGGTAAGCAATTCTCGAGCGGTATGGTTCAGCTTCAGCTTGACCCTAGCGATGACCGCGAGCCTATCAACTGCATCGATATCAGAGGATAGGGCCTCGGTTAGCTGGGTTTCACCGATCTTGAGCTCGGGTAGTTCAGCGAAGTCCGTCAACTCATATTGAGGACCGTCCATCCAAAGGATCTTACCCTTGGGGTAGTTACCGTGCTTATCTCGGTAATGGGGCTTATGGTTCTCCCACCCCGGAATGCGCAGCAACTGAGCAGTATCCCATCCACCAAGGTCAGCACCGAGGTGATAGGTGAGCTTTTGGTTCTCCTTGCCAGGCCACGATGCCATAGCAAAGTTACCCGCCCCGCGGCGTGCTACCCAAAGAGCCTGGTATCGATCAGGTGATGACTCCCAGGCGATGGTAGGTTGATAATCTTCGATCAGATAGGGGTTAGCTTCGTCGAGGTCAGCCCAGAGGGCATATTCCTCCATAGCGTAACCCTCTTGACGAATGGGGTATTCGAAGATGGAGGTGGACCAGTACAGATCATGCTGGGTGTGGGACAGCATGTAATCGATGATCTTGTCTTTCTCTTTCGGCCAATAGAACGAGGGTCCCTCATTGAACCCTGCGCGCCGCTTACCCGAGCGCTCTTGTTCTTCTCGGTCGATATAGGGAAAGAAGACATACCCTCGCTGAGGTCCCCATGCCTTGGAGATGAGTCTCAGTGCCTTCTCTGCGTCAGCCTTTGATACCATTACGCCTGGATCGCCTTCAGCTTCTCGGTCAGTTCAGTAGCCAGTCCGAGCAATGCTTTCGCCTCGGGTGAACCTCGCTCTGGTCGATCGATTCCGCTGATGTACTTATCCATGAGATGCTCATGAATCAGATCAGCAACCTCACGTTTGCCAGTCTCATACCCAAGCTCAAAGATTGGAAAGGTGGGATCCTTTTTCATCCTCTCCCGATTGTTTTTGTATCCAACAAGGAGGCTATCGAAGTTCTTTTTGGCGGCCATGTGAGTCCTTTGCCTGTGAGTCCGTTGTTTACCTGTTCGTTCAACATCAGCAGCTGTGAGTCGAGTGACTGGTAATATCCATGATAATATGCCGGCACTGGGGGATGCAAACTTCTCATTCCGGGGACTGTAGCTCTGTTAGTGTTGACGGGGATCATACCCCTCGATATGATCGATATATGCTCGCGCGCGATGCGCACATATTGATATTGAGAGGAGGGGGGAGCATGACTGACGTTGGCCTCATCACCATACATGAGTTGCTTGAAGATGAGAAATATGCCAAGTACTTTGAGAAGGCTCCTGAATTGCCGGCACATTACTTCACTGGGGGCCACGAACCCTGGCGATTGATGGTGTTGGTAAAGGGCAAATCAAGGTGGGCATCGAAGAGATTTGCCGATTACACCGAGGCGGCTGAACGAATAGTTGAGTTGCTCCCCAAGATCAGCAATGGAGCGATCAATTGCCCGGGACTCAATTTCATGCCACCCATTCGTCATGCGCGGGTAAAGAACCGCATTGATCCCAAAACCAAGAAGCCGGCGATCATCTCGAGGGTATGGACCCCCCAGCTTGATGGTGATATGCCCCCGCATCACTGGTGTGGGTATTGTCGACGCCCCACGATCTTCGGACACAAGGCTATGCCTCCCAAAATGTTGGGTGACTTCAAGCTGCCTGCTTCGCAGATCGCCTACCGATGCACCCTATGCGGGGCCAGTGCATCACTGATGGATATTCGTCGACCTGAGTTGAATCAGCGCTGGGATACGAATCGACCAGCTTTCTTCCATGGCTGAGGGTCTTCCACACCTGACGATCGAAGAGCTTGATGCCTCGATCAAGGCGCTTAGTACTTTGCGCGAATTCGTCACAAACCCCGAGCTCGAGACGTCATTTCGCCTCGTGCTTACTGAACTTCACACTGTAGCAAGAAATGCGAGAGACATCAGCGATGGAATCTGAAGCCCGTACTACTACCAAAGATCACTTTTGGGTCGAGCTCAAGTATGTGCCCGTAACAGTCGAGGAGCGAGAGGAAGATGGTTCACTCGATATCTATGCGAGCGAAGAGGGACTCGATGTCTCTGCTGATGAGGCAGTATATGGATGCTGGTTCTGTCATACCCCCCTGAATACTTCAACCTTTCCGACCGAGTGCCGGCCAGAGGATTAAGCACGCGGGCAAGCGAGGTTCAAAAAATGTTCTGAGGAACCTTGACTGATCGCCCAATGCCCATATAAGGTACTCATATCGCCACCTCAAGGCGATACCATATCACACAAAGGACTAATCATGGGATACACCGAAGCCACCCTCAAGAAGAAGTCAGTCGCTGAGCTGAAGGAGCTCGCAGAGGATCTCTTCGACGAGGATGAGCTCGATGCCATCACGACCAAGCAGCCGATCATCGACAAGCTCATGGAGAGCAACACCGATGACGACGAGGTCGATGACGACGAGCTCGATGACGAAGCAGATGACGAGGTCGAAGACGACGAAGAAGCCGACGAGCTCGATGACGAGGCTGACGACGAAGTCGACGATGACGATGACGAGCTGCCCGAGGCCGATGAGGTAGACGAGGTCGAGGAGAAGCCGGCCGCCAAGGCGAAGACATCGGCCAAGAAGACCAAGTACACCGATGGTGGTACCAACGACAAGGGTGAGAAGCTGCTCGGAGCCAAGGAGGTCGCGACCAACATCGGTACCGACGCCAAGACCCTTCGTCAGTTCTTCCGCTCGGGCAAGTCGAGCTTCACCGCAGTGGGCGCCGGCGGTCGCTATGAGTTCAGCGAAGCCGATCTGCCGAAGATCAAGGCCGAGTTCGAGGGCTGGAAGGCCAACAAGCCGGGTCGAGGCCGCGCTGCCGAGGGCGGTACCAGCACTTCGACCAAGAAGCGTCGCGGTAAGGCCGAGCCGAAGCCCGAGGACACCATCGATGAGATCGAGGAAATCGAAGACCTCGACGACATGGATGACATCGAGCTCGACTGATCAAGCCGGGGGCTGGTGACGCGAAATGTCTTCTGGCCATCAGCCCCCTCCATAATTACACAGAGACTTAGCAACTGAATGGCACTACCCGCCTGTCACGCGGGGGATGACATTCACCAGTAGGGGGGAAGTGGAATTTCCTCGAGTCTGGTAGGGGGAGGGTAGAATAGATCCCTAATAATCCATCGAAATACCCTCCCCTCAACCCTCGACTATGCGAGGGGCGGTAGCTCAATGGCAGAGCCGCAGAGGGTGTTGCAACCTTCGTTTAGCACCTCTCGGAGGGGTGAGTCTATACGATAGCCTGATGCTGTGATGGGAGTTCGAGTCTCCCCCGCTCCACGGCTAGTGAACTGGTACACGGCTTGCCAACAGAAACAAATGCCAGCGAGGTCTAGTGCTCCTCGGAAGTTAAACGCATAGAGGCAGTGGGTAGGCTGGGAGCAGCTCACTCGTGAATGACCGGACCCTTAGTAATACCCCGGCGACTGTCTCGCCTACCGATATAGCTCAGTTGGCAGAGCAAGGGATTGTTAATCCCTGGGTCACTGGTTCGAGTCCAGTTATCGGTGCAATGCGAGGAATCAGCCACTCGCAGAAGACCTGGTGAGTGAGAGCCGCACTTGAGGCGGACTTGGTCGAACTCGACAACGCGATCCGGACTGTCGCACCAGGCACTAAACCCGAACAAAGGAGTACTCAAATGGCGAAGATTGAATTGACGCTCAAGATCAATGGAGTCGATCAGGATATGCCGGCATTGGGAGACGCCCCTCTTGATCTTCAACGAGTGGGCGATATCTCAAGTGCTGTTACTCTCTCTCTCATGGCGGCACTGAATGAGGAACAGGCCGAAGCGATGGCTGCGTCCGAAGCAGCAGAAATCGAAGCCGCCCGCGTAGAGGCGGAAACGATCAACGCCCAGCATGAGGAGACAGAGTAATGGAAAAGACAACTATGGCCGCTGCCATGACTGGGCTCATCGCGACTGCAGCTGTGCTCGGAATGGTCATCATCGGTACCAACGCTGCTCAGGTTGAAGGCACCAAACAGTTGACTTCCTGCGTCGAGGCGGGTGGCTCTTATCTGGTGAATGATGGTAACCCACTCTGCATCATGCCTGGTCAGGATCTTCCTGAGAGGTGAAAATCACCGTCCATTGTGGTCACTGCTCGGGTACTTTCGACTTTGAACACCCAGCAGTAACTCACGCAGCTCAACTCAAAAACTTCGGAATCTCTTGCGCTTGGTGTGGAATTCTTCTAAAAATGCCCACCAATGAGATACATATGATCCCTGATCAATTACCCGAGAACGTAACTAGGTTGCCTCGACGCGCTTGATTTCCACACCAGAGAGCCCCGGCCTCAATTGGTTTCGGGGCATTTTGGCGTTCGCTTTGATCAATCGACGATCGCGCGATGATTGAGGGCATTCCCTAAAGGCTCTGGAGAAGGGTCTGCATTTCCGCAATCATCATTGCGAGTCATCATCGAGCGCGCGATTTGCGAGACTTTTGGGATTGACTCGCGGTCTTCGAATCGCTCAGCTGCCCGGCTTTCTCGCGCCTCTTGAACTCGTTGTATGCATCGATCATGTCATCCGTGCGATTCTGTTCTGAAGTGCGCAGATAATCAGACGCGAGTGAGCGAAGGTTGCTCTCGGTCAAACTTCGAGCCCATACGTCACACATATGGTCATATTCACCCGGGCTTAGTTCGGTGCGGTCAGCCATGACATGGGGGTAAGTCGAAGGTCGGCCGACTGGTCGATTCACTGGTCTCTCACTCTGTTCTCATCGATGGTTTCTTGGATCGTCCTGAGGGCTTCGTCTGGGGAGCAGACCACGGTTGCTTTGCCCCCTGCATCATTGATCAACCCATGCACATAATCCTGGCGAGCTGAGGTATTGCTACGAGTCGCAGGGAGCTTAACTTCAAGGCCGATGAAAAGGCCCTCAGCGCATACGATCAAGTCGGGCAGTCCAGCCATCATAAATTCGGAACCATGAACCTTGAAAACGAAATAACCCTGGGCTTTGATTGCATCCTGGATCTTTCGCTGAAGCCTTGATTCTGGTTGAGTGGACATACCTGTATCCTATCAATGCTGAGTTTCATGGGGCAAGGACGTCAAACACCAAGTACCCCCGATCGTGGGGAGGCTCAAGCCTTGGGGAGAGGCGAGCGATCGGGGGTACCTGGGGGAACTCAGTAAGGGGGACTAGGCCTCACTGAGTGGTTCAGAGCGAATCGATATCGAGCTCGTCGATGTCGTCGTCTGCAACCTTCTTCTGTGCTGCCTTGCGAGCAGCAGTGCGAGTCGGCTTGGGAGCGGGCTCTTCCTCAGCCTCGTCCTCATCCTCAGCATCACCGGCGAGCAGACCCTGGAGAACTTCCCTCAGGTCATCATCGGAGTGAGACTTACGGACCTGGAAGTCAGCCTGAATCGCCCGAATGCGATCCTTGAGCTCGGCGCGAGTCAGAGCAGCGAGGTCCTCAGTCGAGTCCTCCTCCTCATCCTCAGCTTCGTCCTCGGCTTCTTCAGCCTCGTCCTCAGCCTCGTCTTCGTCCTCGTCATCCGAGGGGGTGAATCGGGGACCCGACTCCTCCTCTTCATCCTCATCGTCCTCGTCGTCGATGTCAGCGTCATCCGTGGTGAGCTGGTCATCGTCATTGAGCTCGGCAGCCGGGAAGACTGCGACGATCTCGGACTGCTCCTTGTCCTTATAGTCCTCAGCATCCTCGACCGTGACGCCGATGACCTTGCCGACGAGCTGGTTCGGGTCGAGCTTCAGCTTCTTCTTCGGCACTGTCTTGCCGGCGGCGATGGCGAGGTTGCGCACCTTCCAGAGCATGTTCTCTTCGAGGATGCACTGGTAGCGGAAGACCGACTGCGATCGCGACTTGATCTTGATGCTGAAGAGCCAGGAATCCTTCTTCGTCTTGTTGGTGACAGCGTCCTCGACCTTGGTGATGATCGCCGCATAGTCGCCCGCCGGGATGCGAGACTGATTGAACTGCCCGCCGTCCTTGACGTTGCTCATATCGAGGGTGCGAGCGGTTGCCCGAGTTGCCATTTGATTTCTCCTTGGTTGGGTGATCTAAGATCACTTTATCATGCTAGGTGTGGAGATCTAAGGTCCCCAAACCCTGTTTTTACTTGGTTCTTGCGGTAGCAGGCTTCGGCACAGTCGCCTTACCCGTACGAATCAGCCTTGTGAGCCGAGGTGCAGTGGGGTTGCTCAGGTATGGCGGGAGCACATGGTCGGATCGATAACCCGTATCATACTTCAGTGACTCACCAATCCAGAGTCGACGCTCGTACTTATCCTGGTCGTTCTTGACGACATAGATACGACCGATGACATCCACGATTGAATTGACATACCCTCGGACACCCTTGGGCAGATCGGGGATGAAGAGTGCGTCTGCCTCTTCCGAATCTTCATCTTCCTCAGAATCGAAATTCTCAGCCATTCGTTCCTGAGCTGTAAAGATAACACCCATCGGCAGGTTATGGAACCGAGTCAGGAGATCTTTCATCAGTTCTCCAGACTTACCATAGTCCTTGAGCTGGACCATACCAGGGATGCGGTCGAGTGACTTCTCCTCCTGAAGCTTCATCACGTACTTCAGCGCCATGTTGGCATAGCGAGTCAGTCCGTCTACTGATACCCACTTGTATGGGTGGTCAGCATACTTCAGATAGTTGAAGCAGTCATCCAGGTCTTCCCATCGCGTGATCTTCCACACGTGAGGGTTGGAGGTACGCATTTCATCAGTGCCATCCTCAGGATCGAGAACCAGCGTCTGATTGATACCGCCTGAAAGACCGAAGGTCGACTTACCCTTTTTGTTTCGACCATAGATCAAAAACTTGGGATAACGAGTGGCATCAGCCGGCCGACTAATATGCTTAGCGGCCAGAGCAGCGTAATCGATCTTGCCTGCCATCAGAGCTGCACCCGCCGATGAATGTTTTCGAGACTACTGACGAGCATGTTCAGTCTGTTATACTGAAGCATCATCTGTGTCTGGAGGGGAGCTAGCTGGGAACCTACAGCGGGCTCGCTATCACGTTCGGTGTTCGTGGGCTCCTGAAGCAGAATGGGGGAGAGCACCTCTTCGAGTGCAACGATCCGATCCTTGAGAATCTCGATCAACTTGTCCTGCTGATCCAATTGATCCCGGAGCAGAACTCGCCCTTCTTCCTTAATGGTGGGACTTTTCATAGCACTGTTCATCATGCTTTCCTTTCATCTTCGCCTGCGCGATCCTGGTAGTAATCGTTGGGATCACCGACCGTGTAATTCAGTCGGATGAGTTGTTTCACATTGCCTCCCATAACATGAGCGACGTGAAGGTCTTCGTAATCCTCGAAGAAGCCTCGCTGCTGAGGATCAGCCATCTCGATGGAGTTGATGTCGTCGAAGTCATAGTTCTGCATCCGCAGCGCCGTACGATAGTTCATCATCATCACACGGTCGAGCATGCTGTCACTCTTCTCGAGGATATCTCGTCGGAAGAATTCAGAAGTCTGAGGCTTACCCACCTCATACTGATGACCCCTGAGATAGAGAGCCTTGTCCCGATCCTTGGGTCGAACCTTGAATGTCTCAGCGTAGTCGCGCTTGTATCGCTTCAGTGCCCTGACATAGGTCGGATAGTCAGTGTCACAGGCAGCATCACTGAGGCGCGAATTGCCACTGACAATCTTGGGAACCGAGGCCGGCTTCCATCTCAGATAGTTCCAGATGAAGCCTTGTACCGGGAGCCCATTTTCCCTCGCGGCCCAGAGGTACAAAGCACTCTGAGAGTCACGAAGTCGGAACTGCAAATCGGGCAGTGATCGGTGCGTTTTGTGGTCGACGAGCCAGAGTCCGTACTCGTTTTCGATGAGGGCGTCAACCTTGCCACGATATAGGGTGCCATCGGGAAACTCCGCTTCTAGAGTGAATTCATTGGCGATGTATTTCCAGGGATCGTTGGCATAGTGCCAAGCGTAGGACTCCATGATTCGCTCGATCTCTGTCGGCATGTCACCATAGTAGTCCTTCTCTTCATCGAAGAGCTCATCGAACTGACGGCTGAAGTGCTTATGCAGCCTGCGCCAGTCTTCGCCATTACCCTGGGCCTCAAGAAGGGTGTGGACCCAAGTTCCTCGCTTGAGAGGTTTCTTCAGCATACGAGGTTTGAGTCTCAAGATATACTTGAAGTAGGCGCACATCTCGCACCGGCGGAAGGTCTTGAGCATGGAGTGGGTGATGATTCGCTTCTCCAGCTCATCATCGTAGTAAAGACCCCGATGGTCAGACGTCATCAGCGACTCGAGCCGCGCAAGCTCAGTCATTGGGGTCCAGTTTCTCCCAAGCTTCCTTGCATTCGGGGCAGACCGGGAAGCGCTTCGCATCTTTCGTAGGGTACCAGGTCTTTCCACACAACGCGGTGACCGAGCCGCCAGTCAGCATGACATTGCCCCATTCTCTTTTTGAGACATAGTGAGAGAAGGTATCATGATCGCCTGGCTCAGCAGGCTCAACGACTTCGTCGAGTTTAACGTCTTCGAGGACAGAGGAATCAGCCAATGTGATCAACCCTTTGTTTCAGTAAGTAGTTGAGTCTATCATACCACTACTGAGTCAGGGCTCGCAACCCTCTGATACCTTACGACTTCGGTGTATATTCTTTCTCCGAAGTCAGATGATAGTGAGATCCGAAGTTGCATTCGTAGTAACGAACCTCGCCCTTGTCCTTGCGCATTCTAACCGCAAGGGCGATCTTGGCGGCAAGTTCATCTGGGAATGATACCTTGCGTGCTCGACGGCAATATTCAACTCGCTTACCCATCAGACGTTCACCCGCCCTGCGAGTTCAGTCTTGGTCGTCTTGAGAATCGCCTTGGTCGTACCTGAGAAACCTTGTGAAAGATACTGCACCAGTACCCAACCTCGGCTGAGCAGTTCATCAACATCTTGAAGATAAACCTCGATGGTGAAGGTCTCGGTAGTGGCATACTTCAGCCACTCCCTTTCACGAATGTCAAAATACTTCTGACGCTTCTTCTCGCGCTTATCAAGCTGGCGCTGATTCCAGTCGCGCAGCGAATGCTTCCCCATCACTTCACCTCCGAGAGCTTAGTCCGAAGCTGGAAGTTGGGCAGACAGTGTGACTTCAGGTGCTCGTCGCAAACATATGCCCAAGGTCCCGTATAGGTCTTAGCATCGTGAGTTGCATCTCGATCCACTGGGGGGTTCTGCAGGGCGCAAATGTTGCACTTGCGGTGAATAGCCATTGTATCATCTCCTTTGTATCATATCGAGCGATTTGATCGATATAAGCATTTTATCGCCTAAGCAATGCCTTATCAACTGGCAAGGGACTTCTTGCACTTTATGCAGAGAATCTCCTTGATTTCAGTTCTCATGTATGCGCGTGACCATCCTGAGATATCCAACCCGCATGAGGTCTTGTTGTGATCGGGGGTGAAATGCTGCAGAGACGGGCGTTTGCTCATCGTGCGGGCAACTACATAGGGCATTTAATTACCTCCTTATGAGGCAATCATATTGACCTAGTTATCCCGAGTCAAACCCTTGTGACGCAATGCAAGAGCCGCCGCCTTCATCTCTTTGTACTTGCGAATCTCAGCATTGATTTCACGCTTGGTATCATTGGTCAACCAGGGCCACACCTCAGCCAGGAAGCCTCGCACAGCAGCATAGCCGCTTAGGAGGAATGCCTTATCATCCTGTAGCCGCTCGCCATTATTCGCTGCGCTCATCATGCGCGCGTGTGCATCAAAGCGATTACAGACTACTACAAGGCTCAATGCGGCATACGTGCGAGTCGGCCCCTGCTCAACGCTCGCAATGACTCGGCCAGAAGCATCGATCATGCCGGCGGCCCAGATGAGGCGGTTCTTCTCATTTACCATGTCATCATTATATCATGCCGCGATACCAGAGATGTTGGGGTCAAACTTGCGTGCCTCAGCAATCTCAAGTACCTTGTTGTTCACGAACCCATCATCGTAAACCTGCTCATCCGTGAGCTCAAGCTTGTTACCCCACCATGCGCCGAGCGCAACATCGGCAACAATCGGGATATCAACAACAGTGCCAAACTTCTTGTAAATGTAGTCCATGTCTTCCATGCACTTCTTGATGATGGGGATAACTCGCGAGACATAGTCGTTGCGAATCTCAAAGTTGATAGCATCGTGCACGAGGCCAAGGCAGTGGGCGTACTGATCCCAGCCCTTGTTACGAAGGATCTTGTTAATGCGAATCATGGCGATAACGGCGAGGTCACTACCGAAGCCCTGCACTGGTGAGTTGATCGCCTGACGTTCGGCTTCAGCTCGGACCCCCTGATCAGGCGAGTAGATATCAGGTAGATGACGAACGCGACCCAGAGGGCTAACCACTCGACCATACTTGTGAACGAGGCGTCGTTGCTTCGCATGCCAAGGCAAAAGCTTGGGGTAGAGATCGAAGTAGGCGATTCGTGCGCCCTGTGCCTCCTGCTCGGTGAAGATAGAGCCATAGCTGTTGAAGGCGGTTTCGATAAACTTTCGCCAACCCATGCCATAGAGGAAACCAAAGTTGACTGGCTTGCCAACCTCTTTACGAATCTTGCTGGTAACCTGAGACTCAGGCAGGCCAGTGACTCGTGCTGCGGTTGATCGATGAATATCCCCCCCGATAGAGTAGATATGCTTCATCGTGGTTTCGTCGGCGAGATAGGCCCCGATCCTCAGCTCGATCTGAGAAAAATCCGCCTCGACGAACGTCCAACCTGGAGGTGCACCAAAGAGCCCCCGGATGAAAGGGTCACGAGGTACTTGTTGTAGGTTGACACCTCGAAGTTTACCCCGAGAACCCGATATCTTATCTGCGTCAGCCTTACCACTCGAAAGACGCCCGGTGACAGTCCCGGCAAGCTTAAAGTTTGTATGGATTCTATGGTCTTCATCATATAGCTCGTTGTATGGGTTGAAGAATGCTGCCATCTGCTTCTGCTTGGTAACTCGCTCGAGCATCTGATCGACAGCTGGGTGTGGATAATCCTGTTGAATGTGCTTTAGTACATCTTCAGCCATACTAGGATCACCGGGTGAACCATCAGGCTTGGGCTTACCTCGCTCAAGCACTGGTAGTTCGAGCCAATCGAAAAGCATCCACTTAGCGAATCGACTCGCGTTGAAATTGACGGCAAGAGGCAGCTCTCGCTTGCCCTTGATCTGAGTAGGCCACTCGGGATGACCCGGCCATACCCATTGATCAATACTCTTAGGTCGATTATCGTTAGGGGTACTCCAAGCCATCAGATCCCTAGCTTGTTCCTCGCTTTCAGCGATACCGGCTGCCTCCTTGATCCGCTGATCAACCTCGGCGAGTCGCTGCTGAGCAATAGGAGTGCGCTTCTTCAATCGATCGACATCGATCCAGGCACCCCTAAGCTCGGAATCGATCAGGTCGCGTTGTGCCGGCATAGTCTCAAGGTCGAAGATGCGTCTGATACGAAGGTCTTCCTCGAGCTCAACCTCAAGCTGCTTCTTTATCCAGTAGGTATACCAAGTATCAAGTACGTTGTAATGCAGCACCTCAGCAATGGGGTACTTAGTCAAGTCGCCGGTGTCGATACCCCAGGGCTCAACACCAAGACGAGCCATAGCCTGAGGCTTAAGACCCTTTTGTACGTTCTCATTGAGCAATGCAATGGCGAGCATGGTATCGAAGGTGGGATAAAGTTTGCAGCCGAACCAGATCAACCATTTGCAGTCGAACGAGCTATTGTGAGCGATGACCTCACGAATGTTTTGGATGTACTTACCTAACAGCTCGACAATGCGCTGCCAGTTACCCCGCCAGGGTGATTGAGGGTGCCAAAGGGGCAAAGCCCAGACCACTCGCTTTTTCGTGCCGAAGGAATCGATCACGATGCATGTTGCGGCGACCGAGACCATCCTCCCAGCGTCCATATAGTACTCGCCACCAGGCGCATACGTCTCGATATCGATGGAGATTTCATCGGTCATCGAAAGGATCTTGAATAGCTTCTTGAGTTTATCCTTGTCATCTACGACTAGATAATCAGGTTGGGGGAAGGTATCAACTAAGTCTTTGGTGCGGTTGACGAAGAGCCGCAGGTCGGCAAGATAACCTGGCTTCTGCCCCGGATTGCGGTTGATCGCAGAAGGCGAGAGCGTGCCCATCGCAACTGCTGTGCCTCCGAGAACGTCAAATGGTTTCCCACGGTATTTGGTAATACCGCTCTTACCCGTGACGGCTTGAAGGGCTTCATTACCCAAGCAGAGGATGAATTTTCGAGGATGTTCCTCAAGCTCTGGAATGAGATAGGCGGCGGCATGTTCCTTAAGCTGCTTAGTTGTGAGGCTGACATCAAACTCTCGACACTTGATGACGGGGGTGAATAGGACTTTCGAGACATCAAGACCCATCTCCTTCAGCTCAAGGTCAAGTGCATCTTGGAATCGACCTGATGACTTACGATTGGTGATAACTACAATCTCGGCATCGAGAGGTCCAATCGAGAAACTGCTGTAATCATGTGATCCGCAGAGTTCGCAAATCTCGGCTACCAAGTGGTACTCCTTAAGTCGTATACCCCCATTATATCACACGGGGTTAAAAGATATCGTGCTTGTATACCTTGATACCAGCGGCTTGAAGCAGTTCCACACCAGCAGTCAGGCGATAAGGCAGGTCATATGTGAGCTTGGTTACGCCCGCATTGATCAGGCTCCGAGCGCATGCCGAACAAGGCATATGAGTGACATGTACCTCAGTACCTTCGAGTGCCAACCCATGGCGAGCAGCCCAAGCGATGGCGTTTCGCTCAGCGTGTTCCGCGACCTCGCAGCCACTCTCTGGCATTACGATGTTGTCGAAGAATGGCTGCTTTTCGGCATGGACGCAATGGGGCATCCCTGCAGGAGCGCCATTATAGCCAGTGCTGACAATGCGACCGTCACGACTGAAAACGGCCCCCACTTGCAGCCTCGAGCACGTGCCTCTCTTTGCGATCGCATGAGCTACCTCCATCAGCATCTCGTCACGTGTAGTTCTCACAGATCATCCCCCATGCTCGCCTCGACCGTGCATTGGAGGCCTTGAGCATTGATAGCCCCCACCACTGATTGGTATACGTCGGGGAACTCCTTAGCTCCACCCTCATGAATGACGATTTCCAGCTTAATCATTAGTACCACAACTTTCCTTGATTGTTCCACATCTCGATCATTGGAAGATCGGCATCGAAGATATGAAGATTGGCGGTATGGAAGATCAACTTGCCAGGCCGCAACGGACGATGCGGGTTCGCTTCGCGGAGCTGATCGACAACCCATTGAACAAGGCGCACTGCGAGATAGACATCATCTTGGAAGTGCCTAAGCAGGTCCGTGGACCGCATGAAATAGGAGCAATCAATCTGCCCATCTCGGATGATGAAGTGGTACCCGAGAGTGCAGGGTACTCGCTTGCCATGTACTGCTCCAGTATCTTCAGGAAACCAGATCGGAAGGTATGCCTGGCGAGTATTCGGGGACTTGATCAGCTGATTGATGACATCGTTCAGATCTCCATAGGCAAATCTAATTCCGATATTGATCTCGCCTTCACTGCCCCGAATCAATGAACCAGCATGTTTCGGCCACATGCGCTCGGGATAGGTGTGGGAGAATGCTTCGCCTTCGCTCTTGTGAGCAACGTTCGTGCCATCTTTCTTGGCAGCGAAAGGCCACCAAGCCTCGGAGGGGGAGGGATTAAGGGGCTCGCCACTGACTCGTTCGCGGAAATGATCTTCAGCCCAAGGCATCCGAGCGCCAGTGACAATGGCCACCTGCTCAGGGAATTCAGGCATCTCCCACTCGAAGATGACATGTAGCAACTCTCGCATGGGCATATCGATCGCCTGAGACTGCCACTCACCGACAGAGACCGGAGGCTGTGCTACCAGCTCATCACGAAGTCGACGAAAGATCGAGCGAAAGGTCTCATAACTGGGGCCCTCGGCCTCGTGAATCGTCGAAGCAATGAACATGGAAGCGGTTCCTCCGGTCTCTGACATATCCCGTATCACTCCGGGACGTTAATCATGGGTGATTGATTAGATCATATCAACTGGGAATGACCCTAGTCAATCCTCTTCGGAATCGAGCAACCCGGCCGCAGCATCCGACCAGTAGTCGTGAGTCACGTCCGCGATACCTACAGCCATGTATGTGTTGATACCCATGCTGGCTTCCTGGAGAAGATCGTCAAACTCGTCTTCGTCGTTGATCACCGAGACGGCGATGGGAAGTACCCAACCGGTAACGATAAGGTTACCCGCCTTGCCATCTTTGTCGTTGATCACTGCCCATGACTGAGCATAGGCAGCGAGCTCGCGGATCTTTCCATCCAGTTCGGACTTGATCCGTTTGTATACTGGGTCGTCGTTGATATTACTCATCATCATCTCCTTCGTCCTCGCCGCCACCCACGAAGGGTTCACCGTACCGGCGACTGATGGGCATTCCGATTGGAGCGAAGTCCAGCGTGTCGATATGAACCGAGGGGAGTGGCTCATAAGCCTTGAAGAACTCTTTCTTCTCGCCTTTCATTGGACCTTTCTTGTAAAACTCCCAGCCCTCGAACTGCTGAGCGTACTCAAGTCCATGAACCTCAGTGTGGTATCGACGAACCACTCGACGGAAGGTATTGTATGTCAGGGCTCCGAGAGTTCGACCCTCAGCATCTTCCCGGACGACTTTCTGGATCCACTTGCGTGAGCCAAGTAGAGCGGGATGCTCGATGACCATGAGCTTCTCTTCACGAGTGAAGGTGTTGCTTGGCTCAAGCAGCAGTCGTCGAAAGAGCTTTGACTTCTCGGGATCAGGGTTGTTGAGCAGGAAGGACATGGACTTGAAGAAATGCCACTGAGTCGCTTCATTGATCCACACGAAACTGATGTCCTTGACCGAGATGCCAAGCTCTCGAGCGATGTACTTTCCGAGCATGTAAGCGACACCCATATCGAGTCCACCGACATATCCGAGATATGATGTTCTCGAGTGAAGAACGATCGTCGGGCGAGGCAGCGCTTTGTAGCTGAAGCTCAGCATACAGGCACCCCAGGTACGAGTCTGCTTGTTCGAGTGGCCAGTTGCCTCACCACCTCGGGGCTTGACCGTCTTGGTACGCATGACAGCGATGCCGCGTTCCTTGACCCCGATCTTCGAAGTGATACGACCGATCCACTGCTCGAGGTCCTGAGGATCGATATACTGACGCACGAGCATCGACCAGCGAGCCTTCGTAAGCCAGGAGGATTTGAGGTCGAAGTCGAAGTCCATCGAATCCGCTTCAGCAACTACTAGATGCTGCTGCACATCGACAGAGCTGACTAGATCGAGGTCTTCGCGCTTACCCCAGACGAGACCATCGACAAGCTCATCGTAGAGCTCAGTCATCGTGGAGGTGTGGAAATTCCTCATCGGCCGGAATCCTTTGCTGAGTCGGGAATAAATTGGCGTCCCAAAACAGCGCACCAATTCAAAGGTCCTTGATACGAACCAAGTCGACCGAAAGTCACCCGGCATTCGACTGCTTCGTCATCGAGAGCGCGCTTGCAGCCAGGGCACTTGGTGCTGACTCCATCGTACTCCTCGTTCTGGCGCTTCTCATTCTTAGCGTGCTTGGCGTCGTAGCGCCGCTTGATTTCCATCTCATCGAGACCCAGGAGCAAAGCCCCATTGAGCATGAAGTGGAACATATCGATCCACTCACCCCGAGCTGCCTCCATGTTGACGAAGGCACCCTTTGCCCAGGGCTTCCACCCGGTCTCACCCTCCATCTCCACCATTTCGTGGAGGAGCGCCTTGTCATTCCACTGCATCATCTTGATGATACCAGCGGCAGCATCATCGGTCGAGAGCTGAGCAGCTTCTGCACCGGCGAACTCATTGAAGAGCTTGGTGGGATGGGGCGAACCGTTCTTTTCTTCCATGACTCGCTGCAGATCGCTCTGCTGGTCGAGGAAATACTGGAGACTCACTTGGTGTTCCTTTCAGCCTTCCGGTCAGCCAGGAGGCCCAGTACAAAGCCCTCCGTCTCGCCCGGATAGGTATCGGTGTAATCGTGGATGATGGTGCGAGTAGGACGATTGATCAGGTCGAGGGTTGCTCGCTGAAGGTATGCCGTGTAGATCTGCTCGATATGATCGACGACCTGGGTGTTATCCGGATCGCCTTCGAGATTGAATCTGACTGTGTCGAGTGGCGGCAGGCAGTAGATAATGATCGGATCGTTCTCGTAGAGCTTGCTCATCGAGTGCAGCACCCAGTCGAAGTCAGTGAATCCGGGCTGCTGAGTGATCCTCAGTGTCGGTCCATAGATGAACTCGCTGATCAACCTGTAGCGATCATAGATGGCGTCGTGAGGACCCTGATCCAAGTTATCCTCGACCCACACCTTCAAGTCGAGGAGTGCCTTCGTCTCCTTGTTAACCACCCGTTTAGCTACCTCGAAGCCTGTAAGCTCTTGAATCGACTTGATCAGGGTAGTCTTGCCTGCCCCATCGGGACCTTCGACGATGATCACTACTTGCTCCTGAACTTCGTGTCGGCGCGAATGGCTTCGGAGTTAGCCTGAACTTGATCAGTCAGTGCGCTGATGTGAACTGCAAGCAAAAGACCCAAAACGATAACTACGGCGAACAGCGCCCAGATGAGAAAGGTGAGTGCGGTTTCCATCAGATCTCCTCGACTTCAATCCAGAGAGTCTGACCAATCAGGGTCCGTTCTTCTTCACTGTCCTCAGGACCGTCATAGTGATTCTCGACCTTCACGTCGGTGACGGTTGAAATGATACCCGAGTTCTTATCGATGATGGCCACCCTTGCTTCGGGGGAAATCTTTCCATCGAGGAACTGAGCCGAGAGGAGCGTTGATCGCGAGACGATGTCACTGGCGGTTTTGATTTCCATGCTTTAACCCTATCTTATCCCCGTTACCTTGTCAATGGTCTCATTCACCCGAAAGTCTTACCAAGTCGAAGCAGGCGATCCGGGGATTCGATCATCATCTTACCCATGTCCCCATCCTTCAGCAGCGTCTCGTACCTAAGCTCATCGACGGTATCCTTACCCAAGTAGAACTCATGGAAGGTAGGGTGAGGACTCAGCGCGATCCGGTCAGAGAACTGTTTGAAATTCACCCAGGAAGTGGGGAGGGAATACCACTGAAGAATGCTGGCGGCAGACAGGTCGATAGCTTCACCGGCTGCAGCAGGCTGTCCAATGAAGATGGCTCCCCCAGAAACTTTACTGAACTGATGAGGTATGGGTGCCCGGTCCGCCTGCTTAACCCCACCATGAATGGCGAAGGTCGGAACGCCCAACTTCTTTCCAAGCTTGATAAGTCGTGCAATGTCGTGCTTGAAGAGTGCACCGATAACCACCTTCTCGTCTGCTTCCATAAGGTCCGTGAGCCGGTCTTCAATCGCCCTCAGCTTCTCTGCCCCAATGATGACGAGACGGCCCTCAGGATGTTCCTTGCTCGGCGTCGTCTTTGCCACCCCGGAAGTGATCTGCTGAAGCCTGAGCTGTTGGACGAGCTTGATCGACGCTTCGGTAATCTCTCCGGTCCGGATACGTGCAACCATATCCTCTGCCATCTGGTCATAGGCTTTTCCAGACTCTTCCAGGGGGACAGAGATGATCTGTGTCGTTTGGGGAGGTAGGTCATAACATTCTTCTCGAGTAATGCTGAAACTATCAAGATGGATAAGGGAGTGAAGCTTCTTCTCATTTCGGGGACCGAGAAACTTCTGGTATTTCTCCTGAGCAAGCCAGCGTCCGTACTCCGCCTTGAACTCAGCGAAGTTCATGGGATTACCCCACTCATCGACGAATCGCTCAGGATTGAGGAACTTCCATTGACTGTAGACGTCGAAGAGTCGTTTCTCCTTCGTCACAACAGTACCCGTCATCAGTGTGCGATACTCAGCATGCTTACCCAGTGAGTGAATCGCTGTCGACTTTTTGGCACTGGGGGACTTGATACGATGGCTCTCATCGAGAGTAATGAGTTGCGGGTTCCACCTGATCACCATGTTCTTCATAGCATAGCGACCGCCCTTGGTCTTCGACCTCAGGTGATTGCCTTCCTTGTCAAGAACAGGCTTACCCTTGTCTGGCCCCCGCATGTGATACCGAAGCTCACCCGGTGTGGAGAAGGCGTCGTAGTTAATGATGACGATGTCGAGGATATCCTTCCCATACGCCGGCATACGCCCATTCTTTCGACCGTCCCGATCCATAATGACAAGGCGGTACTTCACTGGGCAATTAACTTCGAGCTCTCGCCTCCACACCTCAATGGCGACCACCGGGCAGATGATCACCCACCGGTTCATGCCATGAAACTCATGGAGGATCGAAGCATAGTCGATCATGGTTTTGGTCTTACCAGTTCGGGGCTCCATGAGCAAAGCACCACCATAACCAGTCTTCAGTAGTTTCTTGACTGCTTGAACCTGGTGCTTGTATGGCTTGGTCTTGAACCTATAGATTCGACGACTCACTCGTTCATCCGATCTTCCATCTTCGTGCTAAAGGTACCCGGCCCAAGTGAACCGATGAAATTGAACCAAGTATGACCCCAGTTATCCCATCTCACCATTGAGATGATATCCTTGGGCTTCAGTAGGTTGACTAGTGCTGAGTTGTTTTGCGCCGGCCTCTTGCACTCAGTGCACATCCACCAACCCAATTTCTTGCCCCGCTTCAGCGTTGAGGCTTGGGTCTTCGTGGTCATTTGCTTCTCAGGGGGGCATGAACAGAACGGTGCACGGGGTTTTGCAAATAGGCCTACTACCCGGAACGACTTACCATTGCGAGTGGCATTATCAATCTGTGCGCGTAGCTTGTTCGCAGAGGCTTCATCATCGAACTCGATGAGGAGGTATCTACTTGGCAATGGACACCTCACATCTGTCATCGATCAGACAGTCAGTGAGAGTAGCTCCCGGACCGAGGGTGATGTGGCAAGCTTGGAAGTCAACCCCATTAAGTTCGCCCCCCTTGATCTCTACTACCCCATTGCGAACGATCATCCGTTCTTCCCCAGCTTCACGAATCATCCGAGCAGATCCTTTGTATAGGTGCATCCGTATCCCGAGCACCAGCGATGACTGGGCTTGCATGTATCGATCCCACTGATTACCACGGCTTTCAATACATCATCATGCCCGCACGAGGGGCACTTCTCGAGGATGTCGATGGTAATCTCTTGAGTGGATACGGGGTCGGCAGATTTGCGCATGCTTATATCATAATGCCCGAGTATAACCGAGTCAATGTCGAGTTTCTCCATTCCCAGCCCCCTTGACAACCTAACCGAGATGGGGTAAAGTATATCTCGACGCCCTAACAAGGCACTATCCCACCATCGCCGAAGCAAAGGAAAAGGCTCATGGCCACGAAGGCAACCGCCACCAAGAAGACCGCTGCAAAGAAGCCTGCCGCCAAGCCGGCACCCGCTCCCGAGGTCACCGAAGAGGGCACGTTCGGTGTCGCCAACATCGTCGAGCTGATCAAGGTCAAGACCGGCAAGACCACGAAGACCCGCGATCTGCGTATCCTCCTCCGCAAGATGGCCCGTGACGGTCGACTCAACCGCGAGATCGTCGCCGGCAACCGCAACCGCTGGGAGTGGACCGGCCCGGAGGACCCGGAGATCGACCTCATCATCGAGGCTTTCGAGGCTGGCGAGCTCGAGGAAGACAAGCAGGCCAAGCTCCAGGCGCTGAAGGACCGCAAGGCCAAGGAGAAGGCCGAGAAGGCTGCTGCCGCTGCCGCTGAGGCCGATGAGGCTGAGGGCGACGACGAGGAGCTCGAGGACGAGTAATCGTTCCAATACCAACTGTGCCCCTGGGCTAATCACCTGGGGGCACGGTTCTGTGTATGCGCTCTGAATGCTCACATGATAAATGACTCGACCCCCAGGGTGATAGGCATTTTTGGCCCTCTCTGAGCCTTTCCTATCCCATCCCTGAGGGTCGAATCATGCGCGCATCACTCAACGGGCGGAACCCTCACCACATTGATCGCCTGCTCGATCTGCTCGTCCGTAACGGCTGCCGGATTCAGCCCTGGAGCAGGAGGAGTGGCCTCGATATGAGCCTGTCGAATACCCGCGGCATAGGCGTAGACATCAGTGACTGTCTGAAGACCGGGAGTAGCCGTATCGATATCGACACTGATGAGAGTCGCGATGTTGTTCTGAACGAAGGACCCGGGTGCATCCAGGCCCATCATCTCAGCCTTGGCGATGAATCGCTGGATCAGATCGATATCGTCCCGAGCGGCGATGTGCTGAGCAGTTGTGGCAGACATTAATTTCTCCTTATCCGTTTACGAGTGGTGGTCCTGCGTACTTGAGAGTGAGGAAGGTTCGACGAGTAATTCCATCACCGTAGATGTTATCGACCGCGGCATTCATCACGGTAAGAGCGGCTCCCACACCAGGTGGGAAGAGGACCGATGGGGCAGAAGTGCTGCCTTGACCATCAGCTCCAGTATTGGGGAATCGAACCGAGGTGATAGCGGGATAGGTTCCCGATGTGAAGTCCACCATGATGTTTCGATAAACTCCGGGGCCACCACCAGACCAGTAAGCTCCGGCGACTACATCATAGTATCCTCCAAATGGGGGAGTGATAACGTTGTTACCGGAGACCGTGAAGCCCCCCAGATTGATCAGTGGCGGATTGATTAGTGTGGGGGCAACCAAGGTACCTGCGGGTGAAGGCTGGAAGTCATTGGATTTGATCCGAGTGCAAACAAGATTACTACCCGGCAGGGGGTACCAACCGGCAGCATGTCCAGCTACCAAGCCTCGGGCAGTAAGACTAGCAGTACCCGTTGGTACGTAATATGATTCAAACCAACCCTTTTCGGTGTTATACCAAACCACCTGGCGGTTAGCCAAAGCTACTTGCTGAGCGGTAGTAGTAAGGGTTCCATAATAGGCATTGCGCTCCGCGGTAGTCCCAGTGTGGGGCAGTCGATCCGTGACTACTCCTCGACCAGTCGGAGCTGGAATCAGGGAGCCATCTTGACCGGCATCAGTATCTGGTTTGATATAGACATCTCCAGCGATGTCCATACGACCCTCTTCGCGAAATTTTCCAATTCCCACACCTACCGAGCCGTCCCAGTGCATGAAGATGGCGGCAACTGCTACCGAAACGATGACCGAGCTTGTGGCGAATTCGTCATAAACCTCGATCAGCACGTCATACGCGGTAGTCAGTGAGAAGGTGCCAAACAGTTTATAGCTGGCAAACGAAGTACCCGTGAAAGTTCCGGATGACCTAAGTGTCCATGAACCCCCAGAATGAAGACGGGTATACATTCGCCATCCCCACGAGTTTCTCTGAGTCCCGTTGAATAGGGAGCTCATCGAGGCTCCAAGGTTTACCCGGAAGTATGTACCCTGGTCTTCATCGACAGTAGCATTTGAGAGGGCTCGCTTTACTGAGTACGAAGCGATGACTGGGGGCGCCCAGTTGAGGACTGTGATGTTCTTGCTAAAGGTGGCGGTTCGTCCTCGGGTATCAGTAACCGTAGCTCGAAGAGTAAGCGTCCCGGAGGCAGTCAGGATACCCGAAGTACCTTGACCCGAGTTAATCGTTTGAAGTACCGTAGTACCTGAGAGAATTTCGATCTTTTGAGAAGCGATGGTCGAGCCTGCTATACCCTGGGGATCCACGATCTCCAGAGCCAGGGTACTGACCCCCTTAACATACCTACCGATATTAGCCGCAACCCCTGGACTCGCTTCAATATCGGTAAGGCCACCAATGGTCGGTACATAGCTCGCAGGAACAGTGAGTCGGAATGGTGCCTCTGTTTGACCGATATAGGTTCCACCGCTATAGGTGTAAGTCCTCATCCACCCAACCATGGTGGTGGTATCGGGCATTTGCTCGATCAGCGAAAGAGGGGGTGTCCAGGTGGCAGTAGCCCCCCAGTCAGTAAGAGCTCTTGCCCCTATACTCCCGAAGTAGTAATCGGAGTTGTGAATGAAGTTAGCCGAAGCTCGGTTAGAGGCAACGTTCCAGGGCTGACCGGGGACACCGCTGTGCATATCCGGACTGACGAACTGGATGTTAGAAGCTCGAGGGATTGTCGGAAGACCAACCCAGTAACCACTAATAGAAGTCGCCCCGAGGATGTCATAATTGGCGGCCGCAGCCACCAGGACCGCGCCAGTACCATCAGCGTTATGAGGAACCCAGAATTGACCAGAGGCAATAAGGAAGTTACTACCATTACGGAAGTCGAACCCACTACCGCCGTAGTTCCAAACATAAACTCCACTGAGGGTCATCCATGAATGGGCGATTCCGCCAGAATGGGTAGGGCTGTAGGATCGCTTGTCAATAACCAACTGCCACCCGACAAGGGATCGGTTGTTAGCGATATCCGACTGAACGAACCAGACATCAGTGCGCAGGTCGAACGGTCTGTTAGGAAATGATGCAGAAACCATTAGAGGGCCCTCACCACCGTTCCGTTAGCATCGAACTGTTCAATCTGGTGCCGACCAAGTGTGACTCGCTGTCCGATGAGCTGGTTCACATACATTTGGCCAGAGTTCCAATAGGAGATGACGTTTCCGTTCTCCAACATCTCGATTCTATCATTACGGACCGCAGTTGCAAAAACTGACCCGGGACTCGAAATGACTGCCCCATCAGGGCCAAAGTCATAGTACGTTTGCATCTCAGCGAGATTATCGCTGGTATTCTCCAGGTCAGTAGCCACCCCATTGATTTGATTCCGGGTAGCAACGATGGTAACATTACCCTCGATTTGCAGTTCAGAGCCTACCTCAGGTGCGAGATGGTTTGTCCTTACCGATCCAGCGATGAGAACGTTAGCATCGACCGAGTTGGCCTCGATATCGGGACCGGTAATACCCGTGATGGTGTGCTGAACAGCGGGAGAGGGGAGGGATTCAATTCCCACACCATCGACGGCGATCAGGTGAACCCAGAGGGCAGTACCAACCGAGAACTGGGGGAGAGGGATTGTACCGCCACTGCGGAAGAGCACCGAGCCTACTCGCTGCCAGGGGCCTGTCTCATCAGCAGCCACTTCGGCATAGACATACCGGAACTGAGGGGGCGGCAGGTAATCTCCCATCAGGCCGTCCCAGGCCACCGACATTGTCCCTCGATGAGAGGTAACCGAAGGAGCATTCGGTGAGGGCATCGGTGTCGATGGACCCTCTGGAATGTGCTCTACCTCGGGTGACCAATCACTCCAAGCACCGTCATCACCCGCACGAACTCTGAACTTCCATACTGAGCCTGGTTCAAAGGGTTGAAGCGACATTTCAGACTCGGTAACTCGACCGAAGTCAACCGGTCCGACCAGGGGCTCGAGGGTTGTATTACCGTCGCCATCGACATATTCCTCGAAGAGTTGACCCTCAACATTGTACCAGGTAGGGGTCATCGGATTGTCATTGATATCCTGAGTGACTGCAGTCCAGTCAAGCGTCACGATACCAATGGGAGTAACTCCGTTAGGCGACCATGCACCCTCCGAGGTCACAACTAGATCAGTTGGCGCCTTGGGTGTAGGCAGAGGAATATTGCCCGTATCAGGGGTAGTAGGCGGGAAGATGATTGGCCCACCCCCAGGTGTGGACCCCTCCGAGTTAGGAGAGCTGCCCGCGGCACCACCTTGACCGAGCTTATCCAGAATCTTGTTGATTCGATCTTCGTTATCACGGAAGATCACATCAAACTCGATAGTGTATAGGGGTCGTCCTGCACTGCTCTCTTGAACCGAGATAGACATCACTCGACGAGGTACCGATTCACCAAACTCATTCGGAGCAAGAACCAGGTCGCCTACATTGAAGTCGATGTATGGCTTGTACTCAAGAGTTAGAAGGTCATAGCTGGCCCCCTCTTCTTCCTGAGCCCGCTGAGCGAAAACCGCCATAGCAATGTCTGCAGCAAGGGCGGCTGAGACTCCCGTATCGATACTTGACTCAAGACGGCCATACTCGTTCTTCGACGGCCCGTTTTCCAGGGTAATGAACCCATCGAGAGTCTTCAGTAGAAGATTGTTCTTGATCTTCGATTTGCTCTGAGTGGATGCAGTACGAAGGTGCTTACCGAGCTTGAACTCAATGGGAGTAGCAACTGCCGCGCCATTTTCAAAGATGAACTTGGTACGATCCACACCCCGTACTGGGATCATATGAAGCTCGAAGGTATCGGGGTCGATCCAGATATCGACGGTGGATTCTTCAAGCTTGTTGACCACCGAGAGCATCGACTCGCCGACCTTAAACTCCCAGTCGATAAATGACTCTTCAGGCCAAGGTACACCGTTCGAATCTACAACATCGGTGAAGGTCTTGGTGAGCTTAGTAGGAAAGAGAACCCCTCGGTCACCCGCCTCATCGAGAAGGTCTCCCATCACCTCACCAGGGGACCATCCAGGAGCCTTCTCAGGATAGGGCAAGACTTTCCAACCTGCCGCCTGAGACTGACCAACGAAGGTTTCAGCGCCATCGATTGCAACCTTAGCTACTGCCATTGCCAGTGCAGCAGGACCCATAAACTCAGGACCATTGATGTTGTTTGCTCGATAAGCGATTACTGCCTGACCCCCGGGCAGATCCACCTCTACTCGAGTGGCTTCCCTCCAGGCCGTCTTGTTATCACTGCTTTTGGCGATCTGCTCACCATTGATATAAAGAACATACTGGTCATCGGCTGCAGAGTAGATGGCATATCGACCCGCAGTAACGTTGATTGTGTATCTGAAGTAGCAGTAACCAAAGGGCATGGTAGGCAGCTTAGGCGAAGCCCAAATCCACTGAGCAGCAGTAGCACCAACGGGCCACTTTTCGGGTACTGGGTAAACCGATCCGCCTGTCACTGACCCCTGAACAAAGGGATCGATCCAGTCAGCGGGCTTGTACCAACTACCCTGCTCGGACGCGAAGTTGAAGAATCGCTTATCGCTCGAGAGCTGTTGAGTTCCCCCGACGGCTTCGACGCGCGCATCATCGAATAGCTGCTTCAGGCCGGGGCCAGCGAGCTTGTAGGTAAGCTCAGATCGCTCCCCACTGCTCACAATCGTCGATGCTCGGTCACCAATTAGGAAGGCCCCTACGACTTCCCTATCGACGAGCACCTTGCAGATGTTGCGGCCCTTGAGCAGAGTGGGGTCACGCTTGAGCTTGGGATCCTCTCGACGAATCTCGAAGCTGCCGCCTCCCACACCACCAAGTTCTTCGAGGGCCTCGGGATTCTTACGTCCGGGCAAACGACCTTTGAGGGTGCTCCAATCACTGTAGTGATAGATTTCGAGCTGGATGCCTTCGTTAGCCATCAGACCCATGCCCCTCTCGCCTGAAGATTGATAACTCCCGCACCTGAAGTAGATTGAACGTGAATCACGTTAGTACCATGCTCGAGCTGCATCCACTGATAACCGCCCTGCCAGATGACTCGAGTACTTGCATCATACTCGGGGGCGTTCACGGGCTTATGAAATGCATCGTATGTCTTCGGTTCGATTCGAACATACTCACCAGCAAGTACTGCCTGGGGGTACGTGAACTGGAACTCATTGGTTTTGTTGAGAATGCGGGTATTGGTACGAGCACCATTGATTGTGAACATCGCATTGAGGGTAGGGGCGTCACCCGGAACCTCGATGATGTTGTCGCCATTCACCAGGGGTACCTCGAGCAGGGTATCTGCATAGAAGAAAGGGTCAGCAAGCCTCAGATCGACCGTGAACTTTCCCGCATTGTTACCGATCATGGTAGGGGCAAGCCCGCCCGCATATTCTACCAGAGCCGTTGCTGAGATGGGGTCATCACCATCGCCGTCGTAGAATCGCTTAGTGAGGGCGACTTGACGACGGGGATTCCAGAACATCCGAACCAGGTCGTGGTAATTCTTCTGATACTGTCTTTTGGTCGCCTGAGAAGCACCCCCGCCAGCATCAGGGTCGACTCCTCGTGCCCACATCCCCAAAGTGATGACGTTCTGATCGGGAACCTTTTCTACCCAGGTGGCCCCGGGAGTCAGAGGTACAACATCATTCTCGCCCCGAAAGTTCGGGATAGCGATGTTACTGAGCGTCTCGATCGAATGAGCGTAGGTGTGGAGGCTTCGTCCATCAGCTTCCCAGTAAGTCTCAGTGTTATTCATCTTAACCCACCACGTATGTTGTCTTGCGGATGGCGTTCGGGAGGGAAACGTCGAGGTTCTCGCCCTCTTCCTTCGTTACCTCAAGTTTCTCGATGTTAACAGTGTCCTTGTCCATGATCTCTGCAAGCTTCTCATTGAGTTCATCGAACTGGGCACCCAGCGATACCTGCATCGGAGCCATTTGGCTTTGCAGATTCATCATCACGTCGAACTCCCGAGCAGCGTAGACCTGATCGTAGAAGGTCTCAAGCGAGTCGGCAACGATATCGTAAGAGCGGCGGAGACCGTTCTTCATGTTGTCGATACCGTTAATCATACCCTGAATGGTCTGAGTTCCAATAGCGCGGAAGACTCTCGAGGGCGACTTAATTCCCAGCAAGCCCTTGGCCCAGTCAATCGCTCCATTAACGACGTCGCCGATGACGTTCAGAATCTTCTGTCCTGCGTTCTTGATACCCCTAGCAAGACCATCGATCAGCTGCCCACCCATGCTGATCAAGGAGTTAATGAGTTGGGGGACCACCTTCGGAATAGCCTGAGCAATCCCGAGGAAGAGCTGAACAGCGGCGTTGATCAGCTGAGGAATAAGGCTGAGCAGGGTAGAGATAATGGTCGGGATCAGGTTAATGATCGCCGAAATCAACTGGGGAATGATCTTGGGCAATGCTTGTACGAGAGCAAGGAAGAGCTGAATGGCTCCGTTAAGCAAGACCGGAATCATACTGATAAGCGAAGAGATGATGACGGGGATAAGCTCGATCACCGTAGTGATAAGCATCGGAATGATCTCAACCAGGGCAAGAATCAGCGAAGTGAAGAGCTGAATACCAGCTTCAATCAGAACCGGGATCATGCCGAGGAGTGCCTCAATCAGCATGGGAATTGCTTCTGTGATTGCCGTGAGGAGCTGAGGGATGATGATCGGGATAGCTTCAACGAGGCTCGTGAAGAGCATGATGGCGGCTTCCAGCAAAATCGGAAGAGCCTCAACAAGAGCAGTCACGATTGCCAGGATAAGCTGGATGATCCCTTGGATGATCAGGGGCAAAGCAAGAGCGATACCCTGTACCAGGCCGGTGAAGAGCTGAAGAGCCCCCTGGATGATCATGGGCAAAGCGCCGATCAGGGCGGTCATTACCTGGAGGATCAGATCAATAACCGCGGTAATAACCATCGGTAGAACCTGAATGATACCCGTGAGCAAGCCCTGGAAGAGAGTGAGGGCTCCCTGAATAATCATGGGCAGCATACCGACCAATGATGTAATCAGGGTCGTAACCAGCTCAACCAAAGCATTGATTACAAGGGGGATCGCCTGAATCAAACCCTGGAAAATACCAGCGCCAATTTCTACCAAGCCCTGAAGCCCGGTTGCGCTTGTTCCCACACCTGAGAATGCGCTAGCGAGGTCGCCCAGTAGCGTAGAAACGATCTGGATATACGGCGCCAGGATCGTCATGAAAAGGTTGCCCAGCTGAATCAGCAAGGGAACGATAAAGGCAAGAGCCTGAGAGAGCCAGCCCCCAACAACCCCCGCAAGCTGCATCAGTGCAGCGAATAGGGGCTGGAGCTGGACCATAGCGTTCTGGAACATCGCAACCAGCTGGCCCCATACTACCTGACCTTGCTCAGTCTGCGTGAAGAAGAATGCAAGAGCTGCAGCAATGGCTAGGAAGACTGCGATGATCGGTGTGGCAGGAAAGAGCAGCACTGCCTTCAGTCGAGCAACAGCGACCGTGAGAATTGGGAATACCTTGGCGAGTGTCTGTAGAGCCGGGCCGAGAACCAACACTAGCTGGGCCATGTTGAGTATTGCCCCAGCAAAAAGACCAGCCACCCCGATGAACGCGAGAATACCCGCCACGGTTGCAATGAGACCAACGATCAAGCCGAGAATGGCAGGATCGAGTTCATTGAGCCATTGGGTTACTGCTACGAGTCCCTGAGTAACCCAGCGCATGAAACCATCGGCAGTAGCACCGACATTGATCTTCAGGGTCTCAAGATTACCCCTAAGAATCTCAATGTCACCACTCAAGTTATCGAGCCGCTGAGAAGCGATGTCGAGTGCCGTGGTCTTTCCGATCTCATCATTGAGTCGGGCCATGGCTTCTGAACCACCATCAAGCAGGTTCAGGATGGTAGGCAGTGAAGTGATCGGGAAGATGTTACCGAGGACGTCCATCTTCTCTGACGTAGTGAGTCCTGCAAGTGACCCGTTGAGTGTATCGAGCAGCTGAGGAATGGGCTTAAGCCCCCCATCCATATCCAGCAGCGCGTTGGTACCATCCTCGGTAACAATTCCGAGCTCCTTCAGAGCACTAGTGCCCTTTTTCGTAGGAGCCAGTAGTTTATCGAACATCTGGCGAAGACCCGTACCAGCCTTCGATCCGCGAATACCTCGCTCACCCAGGAGAGCAATAGCGGTGTTGACATCGTCAAACTCAATTCCTGCCACCTTCGCAGACGCGCCGGCATAGGAAAGGGTAAGGATCAGGTCATTAACATCGATGGATGATGAATTGGCTGCACCAGCCAACCTATCGACTACGCTAACCGCATCCTCAGCAGCAAGACCAAAGGTGTTAAGGACCGTTGTCAGACCCGTTGCAGCATCTGCCAGGGGCATATCAGCCGCAGCGCCGAGGGAGGAAACTGCCTCACCGATACCGGCAAGAAGATCCTGAACCCCGACACCCGACTTGGCAAGCTCGATGAACGAGTCGGCAATTTCACCGGCCGAGTAGATGGTGTCATTACCGAGGCGAAGAGCCTCTTGCCGAACTAGATCATATTGATCAGCAGCACCCGGACCAGCGACTGCGGTGAAGTAATCGAGCTTGCGTTCGAACTCGCCCGCAGCAAGAGCGGCATCGAGAAGACCGGCACCCAGTCCCACACCTGCCGCGGTGAATGCCGCTCCAACTGCAGCAAGCGCCCCAGCACCAGAGCCAAGAGCGCTAACCGTGGAAAGGTGTTCCTGACGAAGTTGGGTATAGGACTGCAGGGCATCCTTGACATCGAGCAGCATTTGTGCCCGCCATGTCATATCTGCCATGTCAGCCCCTTTCCCCTACTGAGTGAAGAGCATCGCCGGATCAGCGAATTGCCCCTGTGCCTTGTCTCCGAAGAGGAGTTTGTCCAGGGCCCTCTTGCGAGCAGCCTCGTTAGCGACCGTTTTCCGATCCCTCTTCGCGCCTACCTTATCCAGTTTGTTGGTGATCGTTACTCCGAGGTACCAGACTGCTTGATCAAGGCAGAAGGCTTCATAACTACCCGGCGTCAGTCCCAGACTTAGGCTTGGTGGAACTCGCATCTCCTTCGACTGAAGATACAACATCCACATTCCGCTCGTGTTGCTGACGAAACTTCTCGAGGTCGCGGGTACCTCCGGTGACCCACTGGAACAGGAACTGCTTGTCCAGTTCATCGATCTCGTCGGTGTAGAGAACTTCCTCCTCACGAAGGTCCTCGGGCTTCTTCACCTGGTCCTCAGGGTGGAGGAGATTCCATCGAGTCACATCTTCGTCGGTTGGGGCCATGCGGACATCCGGCTGGACGATGACCTCGGCAGTGACGATGTTCATCAACTCCATCATATCGCGGATGGAGTCCATGTCCTTGCTGAGGTCCTTGGCCTTGTTGACCAGCGATTCCTTGGACTCTTCGCCACTCAGAGCGTCCTGAACAATCCTGAGCAGCGAATTGGGGATCTTACCAGAGGCGACGAAGGCCGTCAGTCCTCCAGGGTTGCGTACTTTGACGACCAGGTCAGAGGGGAGCTTCTGAAGGCCTCCGAGCCTCTCCTTGAAGTCGCCGATCTGGGATACGCGCAGCTGTTCAGCTGCCTTTGCGGTCTTGCGTGGGGTAGCCATGGGGTCCTCCTAGGGGATCGGGCTATGGTGTGGATGGGGGTCAGGCGATGGTCAGCGGAACTGCCGTCTCGCGGTGGGTGAAGGTGTAGAGCTCGCCGGTCGTCTCGTCGCCGTAGCCCTTGCCAGAGGCAGAGGTCAGCTGGAACGAACCGTTCTCCATGGAACCTTCGATCGAGGAATCAGCCTTGCAGCGCGAGACCTTGGTCTCGAAGTCGCCGCCGTTGTCGCTGATCGCTCGACCGTAGACGTTGAAGTACGGGCGAGATTCGGTGTTGAGCTTCTTGTAGGTGCGAACCGCAGCCGGGGTCGTACCGCTTTCGGTGTTGGTACCGCCGGCCATGACAGCCCAAGCGGCGAGCGAGATACCGCCACCTTCGAGCTCCCATTCAACCGTCGGTCCTGCACCATGCGATGCAACGGTGCGGTCGTCGCCTTCCAGCGTCTCGAAGTCCTCGGTCTCACTGAAGGAGAACGTACGAGAGGCGGGAAGAAAGACCGCGTTGGCTGCGTCCTCCGTGCCGTCAGCCAGGAGAGGCACCAGCTTCACCTGACGGAGACCGAAGGGGATCGCGTACTCAGCGAGTGCCATGATCTTCCTTTCGTGTTGGGTCTGCAAAGACCCGGGTGTCGGTTACTTTCCCCGTTGTTAGGGAAAGAGTATGAAGAACGACCAACCCCGGAGCGTGACCGCACCTGCGTCGATTGCACTTCACTTCAATACTGGTACCATCGTCGGAAATAATCCCGAAAAGAGTCCCGTCGCATCGAAGTTCTGTCGCCATTTCGTTCTCTGTTTCTGCTTACCAGTAATTTATCATTGCGCGTAGAATAGGCACTCAGAGAAGCTGTATGGCGATGCTGAGGAAAGCCTACTGATCAGCGCGACGATCGAGTCGACGTGCGACCCGTCGAGGTTGCGCCGGTCGTGGCAGTGGGGGTGTCGACTCCAGTCTGCGGGGTATCGAGAACCTCGCCGGCCTGAGACTCACTCTCGATGCTCGAGAAGTCCAGCTGCTCCGCATCGAATCGCTGACCCTCGGCTGCGTCGGTCTCTTCGAATGGACCGAAGAGGCGAGTGTGCTCCGTGAGTGCTTTGGCGATTTCATTCGTCACCTCGGTGGCGATACGGCGCTGGAACGTGAAGGACTTGTCGGTGTCCACACCAGCCTTCTTGAAGTCCTCAGGCCCGAGGATACGGGCGTCAGAACGACCTGTGTATGCAACTTTCTTCATTGTGCTCTCCTAATTAGTTGGAAACGGACGTACTTGAAAAGTGTGTTCAGGGTGTCATCGTTGAGATCCTGAGAAGTTTCGACCCAGTTTGTGATCCATACCCCCTCTTCCTTGGAATTCTTGATCCAGAAAACCCGACGCAGGCACTCGATGATCTTATCGATCTTGTCATAGTCCCCCGTTTCGGAGTCGTGGTAATCATGAACCCAGATTTGAAAGAACTGCCTCGTGACTTCCAGCTGCTCATTCATCATCTCGGGGGTCTCATTGCCCAGCTTGTAGACGATGTATGGATGCATCTCGATGGCGGAGGTCATGGTCTTCTTGGCGAAGATACGAGGTTCATCCCCACCAACCAACTCAACCAATTCTGGATCGGCGAGCATTGTGCCATAGATAAAGGTACGAGCAGTCATTACGGCTTTCCCTTTCTGGCGTATCGAATGCGTCGGATTGCATTGTAAGTCACTCGGCGAGCGTGAGCTTCAAGCGTTGGTCCTACAATGGCGAAACGACCATTCTGGATGAGTTCCAACCACTTACCCCATTCTACGCCATGCGCGAGGATAATACTGACTACGCCATCCTTATTTTCAACTGATGCGTTCAACCCGGCTCGAGCCTGACCTGTTCGATCTGCCCAAGGCGCACCAGTGCGCATAATTTGTTCGAGCTCACCCGCGGCCTTTTCAAACTCTGCTTCGGCCTCATCGTCCCATTCCGGCCCGTCCAGCCAGGTGATAATGCCGTCGCTGATCGTACGGAAGCTGAACTGGGCACTAGCCCTAGCCATTGCGGTTTTCCTCGCCCTTGAGGTCAATGGCTGCGAACACCGACTCAGTTCGTGCGGTGTGGATGCCTGTAATCTTGTAGTGTTCGCCCAGCCATACGAACTCATCGTTGACCTCAATGTCAGCGTCGTGGCGGGCAATAAGTCTGTACTCGGTATCGGGGATGTCTCCTGCTTCGGAGTTCACGATACCATCAGTGTAACGGCGGACGTTCTGAACAATCCGCATACCTTGGGGTTCCAGAACGGAGGGGCTATCAGGGTTTTTGATATACCCCCCCGTCCCAGGATTTTTAATCGGGGGAAGATTGCGGGAGAGCACAATGTCCATCTTGTCGGCGTCGATGAACGCGTAGACCGACCGACGACGCATGATGAGCTCTACCCCACTAACCATGACGAATGATTCTCCCGATTCGTGTTCGGACCCGAGAGACTGACTCAGGTCCTTGGTTGGCCTTACCCTGGTAATACTTCAGCATAGCCAGGGCATTCTCGTAAAGCGAACCCAGTTTTCGACTGGCAGCTCCATCAGTTACATCGACGAGGCTGGAGAAATGTGCTACCTTCGATTCCCATCCTGCAACGGTAGCTCGGAGGATGTTCGGCGAGTTCTTCAACATGATGTTGAGGTCGTCATCGCTAAACAGGGAACCATCCGACGCAGGCGGTTCACCAAGCTTCAGCCGAAGCTCGGATCGCAGCTCGTTCGTCGGTTCCATGGGGATTACTTTCCGGCGGTGAGCTCACGAAGGCGGGCGCGAACCTCGCCGACCGTCTTGAGACCCTTGATGTCGTGACCATTCTCCTTGGCGAACGACTGGAGCTCCTTGCCGCTCATCGTGGTGAACTTGTCCTCGTCCTCGGACTCGTCATCGTCCTCATCGAGGTCTTCCACACCCTGCGGTGCGGTGGAGCGAGCCACCTCGAGCTGACGGCGAAGCTCCTCGAGCTCAGCGTCCTTGTTCTGCAGCTGAGAGCGAGCCTCATCGAGCTCCTGATAAAGCTCTTCGGTGTCCTCACTGGCACTCATGCCGGCAGCCTCGAGAAGCTGCTGAGCCTTCCAGCGGGGGTCGTTGGAGACCTCTTCGCCAGCGGAGTTCAGAAAGATGACGAAATCCTCGTCCTTGGTCTTTGCCATGATGTCCTACTTTCTCATCAGAAATGAATAGGGGAGGGGCGGCCAGCCATGGGAAACTGACCGCCCCAGGTGTTTACGCCGTGGGGTCGTAAACGGCCGGAATCTGGTAGGTACCAGCAGCCTTGATCTGCATGATGGCAAGAGCCCCGCGGTGACGGATACCCGTACCGAAGCCCCGGCGGTAGAACGAATCCACCAGCGGGTACTGCGAGCGCTGACCGGGGATGATCTTCAGCCCGCGGTAGTCAGGGTTCGAGTGCTCCCGGAAACCGACCGGGTTGCCGAGGCGGTCCGGACCGTTGGTCGCGATCGCCACTGCGTAGCCGGCGGGGATGTACCCCTCTTCCACGACGTGGAACGGACCCCAGGTACCGATCTCACCCTGAACGACTCCCTGAGGACCACCGACGTACTGGCCGTTGGTGGGCACCCAGATCTTGCCGTTGTACAGGGCCGGATTGGGAACGAAGTCGTACTCCGAGCCCGCATCGGTCTTGAACGTGCGGATGACCGCGGCTTCCTGCTTGTTGACCCAGAGGATGAGCTCATAGCCGTTCGGCAGGGTGTAGCCGTGGTGACCCAGCTCGTTGGCAAGCGTGGTCAGGTTGGCCGGCGTGATGGTTGCGCCACCTGAGACGAGGTAGTGGTTGTGTGCCCCCGTGAACGTCTCGTGGTTGTAAGGCGGCGGAACCTCTCCGTCACCATTGTAGGCGGCGAAGACGGTGACCGGCTCGTTCTTCGCGGTGAAGCCGTTGCCGTTCAGCGGGTTGAAGAGGCGGCCCATCAGCTTCTGGAAGCGCAGCTTCACATCCGCCTCGAGCGCGAGGTTGTGGTTCAGCCGGAGCTGAGCCAGGTCTGCCTCTGCGATGTACATCCAGGTGTACCGGATCGCCAGGTCCCAGAACTTGAAGTCGAAGCCCCGGAAGAAGCGAGCCGCGCCACCCTTGATGGACATCGGCTGACCGAACTCGGTCGCTTCCTCGAACTCGACCTCGGTCGGGGTGGTGATCTCTTCCGAGACTCCGTCGACGCGAGTGGTGATCCGGTCGAGGATGCTGGTGCGATCACGGTTCCGAAGAGCGATGGTCGCGTTCACCTCGTTCCAGAACTCGTTCAGGTCGGTGCCGTCCGCAGCGCGAATGACGTCGGCCCGCTCGTTGATACCGTTCTCGCGAGCGAAGACGGTGAGCGACTGGTTGGAGTCGTCCATGAGCCACTGAATGAGGCCCTCGGGGGAGATGGTTTCCATGTTTCCTTCTCCTTTCTCAGGCCGCAGCGACCGGGTTGAAGGCGATGTTGACGAAGAGCTGACCAGCCTTGACCGTGAAGCCAATCTGGGTCGACCCTGCCATACCACCAGTGATGGAGACTGAGCCATCCTCCAGGACGTAGACCTTGCTTCCTGCCGGGAAGTCATCTTCATCGAGGTTGACGACGTGGCCCTGAACGAGGACGTCGACTGCGTCGCCTGCCTTCGCACCGATGGGCGAGTTGGGGTTCGGAACTCCGGTGACCTGCTGGTCCCACTGGTAAGCGGGCCCCCGACCGACGTTCTTCACCAGGATGCCGACGAGACCAGACTGCCCGCCGGTGCCGACCACGACTCGACCGGATGCGTTGAGCGAGACGCCCACCGGACCGATCGAACCATCGGTGAGCACAAGGTCTGCCGCGAGGCGTCCCCGGAAACCACCGATGATCGGGTCGAACTTATCATATGCTGCGCGAGCCATGATAGGTGACCTACTTTCTTGCTAGTGTGTGGATGAATCAGAGACCGGGGTAGAGCTCCCGAAGAGCTTCCTCTTCGTTCTTCTTCTTGCCCTTTTTGCTACCTCCGAAGGAAGAGCCAGTAGCTTCTCCATCATCGGTGCCCCGGGTGAGGTAGTGCGGCTTCTTGGTCGCAAGGGCCTTGACCGCGAGCTTGACGGTGTCCAGATCGATGTCGATGTCGGTGGGGTCCTCGTCGTCCTGATCGAAGTCGATCTTGGTTCGGTCCACACCAGCGATGGCATCATCGGGATCGAGGAATCCCAGTTCACGGGCTGCCTTCTCGATGGCCGAGTTCAGATCGCGCTGAAGCAGGCCGGAAGCCAACTTCTCTGCTTTCTGCATCGCCTCACGCGACTTGTTTCGCTCGGTCTCGAGGTCAGCCTGCTCCTGCTGATCCTCCTGGGTCTTGCCGGCCTTGAGTCGCTTGTTCTCACGTTCAAGTCGCTTCGCAGCGCGGCGCTCGGCGTTCAGAGCCTTCTGAAGCTTTGCGATGTCGTCTTCCTTGGGCTTCTTGTCCTTGTCGGCATCGGCGTCAGAGTCGGATTCCTCCTCCTCTTCCTCCTCATCCTCATCGGAACCATCGCCTTCGTTCTGATCTTCATCGCCCTCTGCACCAAGGATCACCCCGGGCCAGAGACTCCAGAACTTCTCGTCGTCCATTGCTTTACTCCCTCTAACGCATCACGCGTTGGTTGGTTTCCAAGGGATCACCCCTTGTTGTTTGCTTCCGTACCCGCACTTTCGTTCGGGCGGTCGCGATTGTTACTCTTGTTACCCCCGGAGGGAAGAGTACTACCCGAGGAATCACCCTCGGAAGATTTGTTATCAGGGTTGTTCTTCGCCTGTGCTTCGGCGGCGAGGATCATATTCTGCATCTGCAACTCGAAGGCTGCTTCAGCTTCCTTTTGGATCTGCTGCTCGATATCGTCTGGGAAGTCGTATCCCAGCTTCTCGAGTTCCTGTCGGTAGTAGGCCTTCGAGATAGCCTTGCGATCCAACATATTGTTGAGTTCGTTGAGCTTAGCGGTTCGATCCATCGGGAGCTTATCCCCGATTACTGGGACTATATCACCTTCGAGAGGCTCGAGCTCGAAGACAGCATGCCATGTCTTCCAGTCGTAGAACATATGAGTCAGCAGATCAAGACCGGCCTGATCCCGGCTCTCAAGTCGTGCCAGAGTCGGCATGAATTTGATTGCCAGTGCAATACCAGACTGAGCCACCTGGGCATCGACCTGACCCAGTGCAACATCAGAGAGGCCCAAAGCAGAGTGCATCGATCCTTCGAGGTACTTGATCTGGTCCATGGCAGGAGTAACCGAACCAACTCCATCGACCCGGCGGAAGTAGGCCCCAGAAGGAACCTCCATCACCTTACCAGGGGCAACTTCCCAATCAGTTTCAACCAGCTCACCCCCTGCGTTTTCCGCAACGGGTCGCCCGCCATCGGTGGCGTAAACTCCCAGGCCCTCGAGTGAAAGCGCGCCAGTCACATCCGTAGAGCTCTGTGAGATGACCTCGAGAATTCGTTCAATACCCCTGAGTTCACTCGAGCCGTAGTCATCGCCGTTCCAGGCCTGGTTCTTGAACCAGTAGATCGGGATGGCATCGATACGGGCATCTAGCAGACCCTTTTTGAGGATGGTCTTGATCTTCCGAACCTTGGTACTATCGCTGAAGCCCAGCAGAGCCGAGTCCTCGATGATGTAGATGCCCTCTTCGCGAGAAATTCGACGAGAGCCATCCCTCTGCTCCTCGATACGATAGGTAAGTCGACGCAGGCGGGTCTTCTGCTCAGGGTCCTTATCCTTAGGTAGAACATAGGGGGTAGCCAGATGGCAACCAACCATCTTACCCGGGATATCTTCGTCCCAGATCGGAAAGACATTGTGAGGCTCGACTGGGACCAATGAGATACGACGACCCTTGGGCTTACGAGGATCAGCCGTCATGTGGTAGATGAAATCGCCCCGAGCAACCCCCGCGATCTTTGCCTCATTGAACCGAGAGTAGAAAAGCTCTCGCTTGAGGAAGTCCTTCAGAACATCCTTGGTCTTCTTATCCTCACATGAGATTTCCAATCCCTTAAGGAGGAAGTGTGCTGTGGTGTTGACCACCGTACGACCATTGGGTACGTAAACGGGGCTTTCACTCTCGAGCACTCGCAGTTCGAATTGACGAGGATCGTTCCAGTACATCTCGTCGTACTTGAGGTAAGCAGCGATACGATGACGATGCTCTTCATCCATCCAAGACATAGCCGCGGTGGTGTCGCCCCGATACGGCTTCGTCGTCGACCACTGGGTTTCTTCGCTCATTATGCGGCTCGCTTCCTCATACCGATGCTGCTCTGACGGGCGCCAGTACCCTGTGCCGCGTTCATGTGTTCGAGATGACCTTTAAAGTACCGACTCAGTGCCTCAGGGCCGTGGTTATTGTCATCCATGGGGATTTCGCTGGAGTTCTTACCGTCACCCTTGGATTCGGGCCAGCGGTATCCCTCTCGCATTTCCCAGATCAAGTCGGTGCATGATTCATCAACGATTAGACCGGGAAGCTTCTCAGGGTGGTCGTCTGGAAGATGTGCCGGCTGAAGCTTCAATGCCCGACGGATCATCTTCATACGAGGATTGATCTCTCCACCCGTATTGTTTCGCGTTCCCACACCAGTATGGCGGGTGAGGATTTTGGCGTCGTCCGGCGATGAGGGATCGACGTAGATGCATCGAAGATTACTCATCAGAGGATCGTGCGCCATCTCCCGAGCAATATCCTCAGTATCGCGCTCAAAGAATCGCTCCTCGCCGATCACATATGTTCGGTTGTTGAGGCGATCATACTGAATCCAGAGCCAGACCCAGGCATTTCGATAACCGTAGTCAACAGCAGCAAATAGAGGAAGATCACGACGATATAGGAGCTTCTTGACGTGGACATCATCATCCCACTCTTTCATAACTCGGCCGCGCTTAAGCACGAACTGACCACCATACTGACGGTTAAACTCGTCGTCAGTTAGATCAGCGGCGGCTTCCACGATTTCGGGGTCTTTTCGACCACCGGGGAAAACTGAGGTATTCGTCCAGGAGGGCATCTGCCAGGATGTCCACTGCGAGAAGTTTGGATCCTGACCCCGATTGTACCCCCAGTACAGCAGGTTAGTGTCAGCAACATCCTCGGGCACCCCGCTCATCAGCGAGAACCCTCGCTTATCCGAAAGAGCTGGTCGTACGTACTCCGTAAAGGTTCGCTTGAGATGTCGACCTGCCTCAGCCAGTAGCACAAAGTCGAGACCCTCACCAACCAGGCTATCAGGATGCTGAGCAGATCGGCATTCAATAACCCAGCCCCAGTTGGTCTCGATCTTCATGTTACCATTGTCAACGTTCGAGACGAATTTCTTGGATGTCGTATCCACACCCAAGGCCTTGAGCGAGTTGTAGATGACTCGGAATTCCTTCTCGGCATCCGTGTAGTTCGGACCAATGATCCAGCCTCGCATGGGCTGACCGAGGAAGTTCTTGACGAAGGCGGTCGACTCGAGTTCCTTACCTCCGAAGAGGGACTTACCCCATCGTCGACCATTGCAGAGGACTCGGTGGCGAGTACTATCGTAGTGAACTGTTGCCTGACCAGGGTGTGGAATATACCCTGTTTCCTTGAAGTAGAGGTCCTTACGAAAGACGCGACCGGCAGGGATCAACTTTGATCTCTGTGCCGTTCCCATTTTCTTGCCCTTCGTCATTTATCGCGTGCATCATGTGAGGCATTTTGAAGCAGCCTCAAGGTCTGTTGGGATATACTTTATCGCCTGATCGATCGATGACCATAATCGACCTTCTCAGCGAGGGGTCTCCCGGTAGCGACGGGCTTCCCTGCGACGGATCTGTTGTTCTCGACGGAGTCGTTCACGATCTACGGGTCGCTTCTCATTCGGATCAAAGTACTCGTTGCCATAGAAAACGCCTGGGTCAACCTTGGCTCGACTATCTTCTTCTTGACCCGTGGTGTAGCCCAGGAGGAACTTGTCTGAGGGCGTAAGAGCGTCATTTCCCTTGGGAAACACCCCATTCGGCATAACCCCGCCACCCTGAAACTCGGTGCGGTCATCCATCGAGTAATCGCTCATAGCTACCTCCTGGGCTACATCGCTTACTTGGCGAGTCCGGTTTCGAGACCCTCTCGGAAGGCCTTATCGATCAGAACGTTGGACTTCTTCTCGAGAGCCTGCTTATCCTGGTAGCCAGCAGTGAAGACTGCGAGCAGGTTGCTGATAGCACCCAGGGCAAGGCTGATACCTGTGAGAATGGTCGCATTGGTGGCGTCATCGTAGAACCCAAGAAGTACAAGGGCAGGTGAGACGACGGTTCCGAGGGTATAGATAGCACCTCGGAGGATAGTCCAGATCTCCAGAACTCCGCGCAGGTTGACAAGACTCAGCGCACTGGAGATGAACTGCATGATGGCACCGGAGATGATAAGGGCCTGTTCCCAGACACCCTCATTACCGAAGCCGAACATGATGGCGAACGGGGCAAGACCACCCAGGAAAACCTGAATCGCCTGGCGTCGTTCGAGTGTGAACCACTCATAGAGCTTACGCATTTTACTCTCCTATGGGATTGGGACGGCAGATGACCGCCTGTTGGTTGCTGGGCAGCCCGGTCTCTTCCTCAGAGATGACCATCCAGACCTCATCAAGATAATACCCCTCGGGGCAAGTTGGGCCAGGGGGGCCAGTAGGACCTACTCCACCAGGAAGTCCATCCAGACCATCTTTGCCATCGATGCCGTCTCTTCCGTCATTCCCGTCATTGCCAGGATCACCCTTGCAAGCATCGTTAGCACAGAACGCGGCTACAGCATCAGATACCATAGCTCGTAACTCATCAACCGTGGGAGTCTTGCCATCGGGACCCTTGCAGAGCCCGTTTTCTAGACAGAAGTTAGTTACAGCAGCGGCGATTTGAGCCATGGAAGGAGGGGGTCCTGGTTCGCCCCTCTCTCCCCGCATGGGAGCTGATTCCGGCTGATCGTCCTCAGTGAGAGGGTCGGGTACTTCCAAGCTATCAGGATCAGGGGTGACCGGCTCTTCTCCCAACCGCTGTACTTGATCGAAGAGCTCCTTGGCCGTATCCTGACTGACGTGGAGTACCTCAGTCAGTTCACTAACCTGATGTTGCATCTCTGTAAGACGAGTTGCTTGAGTGTCGATTCTTGCCTGCTGGGAGGTAAACACTGTTACCCCAAAGCCAAGAACTAGGATAACCAACGCGATAATCGCAGCCAGAAGTCCCCACTGAGGAGTCCGAGGAGCAGCTGAGGGTTGAACCACTACCGTGCCGGGGGCAGGCTGACGAAGAAGGAGATCCTCAATTTCTTCCTTCTCGGCATCGACTACCGGTATCGGCAGGCTTTCGGTGGGGACTGCCTTAGAGGAGTCGTCCGGTTGATCCCCAACGATATCTTTTTCACTCATGTTATTAGACCTCCATTGAGTACCCATAATACGATGGCTCCTGCAATGGGGGTAGCAAACATACCGAAGATGAGCCACCCTCGATTGGCTCGTTCCTTTTCTCGGAGCTTCGCCTCATCTGACCGTTCTTTCCCTAGCGCAGTCTCAGCAGCAACTCGAGCAGTTGCCTCGGCTTGCAGTGCACCTTTCAGCTCACCGAGCTCACGATCGTGACCCATCAGTCGTTCGTTAACTCGGGCTTGTTCCTGCACAAACGCATCTCTCGTGACAAGGTTGTCAATTCGAGAGTTGGTGTCAGCAAACTGACCCCTCATCTGATCAAGAACAAATGTCACCCACGGGGGGATGCCTTCTTCTCCAGCCACCGTGGGCTTCCCTCCTAGCTCAGCCGAGCCACTCGGTGATGCTGTCTCGCATGCTTTCAAGGCTATCACGGGGGACCTCGACCATAGTGGGCTCGGGCTCAGTGACAACCGGGGGCTTTCCCGTGGCAGGATCAAGCTCGCCCGAGGCAAACTTGTCCGCAAATGCCCGTACCTTGGCGGTATCGATGTTACTGCACTCGGTACCCATGAACTCCTTGTGAAGACGGATCGGCTCGCCCTTGAGGTGTGGGTTCAGCTTTTCGACCAGGTAGTGAAGGAAGCCCAGCGTCTTGTATCCCAGATCATCCGAAGACGTCGTGATGTTGGGGTCGTTCTCAGACTTCCAGGCGTATGGATTTCGCTGACCTGTAGTGAGCGCGATCTTGTTGAGGGGACAGGTAAGAGTGATTCGTCCTGCCGAGGTAACGAAGTTGGCTCCCACATCAGGAGTTCGGTTCAGGAAGTCGGTGTTGCCATCGTGAGTACCCGACTGACCCGGGAGACCCCACCAATGAACATGAGACTCGATTGGCTTATAGGGGGTGTTGTTGTAGTACTTCTGAGCCTTGACATTCCAGAGGGGCTCTGCCATCATCTGCTGATCGAACTTCTCCTCGTAGCGAATCCACGAGGGGTAATCGCCAGCAGCCGGGGTCTTGATGTCTGGGGTTGCCGACGCTTCATCCACACCAGCCGGAGGGGTGACTGGCGGGGTTACCGGAGGCGGAGTTACTGGAGGCGGGGTCGTCGGCGGAGCGGTGATGGGAGCAGTCCAGGCGGTATTCCAGGTGCTGGGTCCGATCAGCTTGTCGACCACCAACCCCTTTTCCTGCTGGAACTGACCCACGATATCCGCTGTATTACCAGTAGGCTCTGTAGCACCCTTTGGACCATACAGACCGTCGACCGTGATGGGCCAACCGCGGTCCTTCATCCGCTGCTGGAAGACCTTCAGATCCTCCCGGTGGGAATGCCACCCAGAAATCGAGTTGTCGCCACCCGCTTCAGGACCGAACCACTTACCCGCAGGGAGGGGGAAGGGGGGATGACCCGATGGGTTGTTGACCTCAGTCCAGAACTTATCATGTCCCGCCTGAGTGCCCGGACCCCAGTCACCATCGATTTCCCCAGAGTACCAGCCGCGACCCCTCAGGTAGGTTTGGTATGCCTTGACCGCTGCTTCATACTTGGGACCGGCGATACCGTCCGCTCCAGTCGGACCAAGATCATAGCCTCGCGAGATGAGCCAGTTCTGACGGTCCTGAACTGCCTGAGAGAACCCTGGGGCAGTTCCCCCACCGCCTCCACCGATGCTGCCTCGGAAGGTCTTATGCCAGGGTTCATTGAAGTTGTTGCCCTCGTTCTCGAAGCCGTAATTGCCGGCGTTTCGCTGCATCCACTTATCACGGGGGGTGCCGAAGCGAGTAACTCCAGCATCAGAGCCCGAGTCGTAGATATCGAGGGAACGTGGCCCATTGGGACCATTCTCCTCGTGGTTCGAGGTGCCGGGGGTAGCCACCGTACCAGCCGCAGAAACTCGGTAATATCGAGTCCCGTTCCAGACTCGGGTGTCATAGACCTTTCGACCATTGACGTTACCCGCAGTCACGTACCGACTCAGGAAGATATTGATCTGTTCCTGATGGGATCGCGTACCGCTTCGAACATGCATCGAGCAGCCGGTGTCTCGACGAAAGTCCGCTGCCATGCGACGGAAGGCACTGGCAACGTTCGTCTCTACCCTCTGACCATCGATGGTTTCATAGGTAAAAGCCATCTTGAATCACCGCCCCTTGACGAGCTCGTTGTCGGCGAAGCCAGGCTTCGGGGTGTCCGGACCATTGATGATTCGCTCCGGACGGATGTCATCACCCTCCGAGACGTAAACGGTGTCATCGAGCTTTACGCCGGAGACAACGATCAGGTTGTCATCCTCGTCAAGCCCATAAGAATCTGCGGTACCATCGCCGTCGAGGTCGACATCCGAGGGCAGGAGGGGGTTTTCGATCCCACTCTCCCGATATCCGATCAGGATGTTCTTGATTTCGACTTCGTCTTCGGCAGAGAGACCCGTAGCAAGAGTGCTCATATCAATCCCCTTTCCTGCTATGACCCTATCACAGCAGGGAGGACGATTCTAATACCAAGTAGCTACCATGTCCCCATCGACATTGGTGAGCACCAGGTGATGCTTAAGAGGTGTCCGATTTTGCATATCCTCACGACTGGGACCTACCAGACCACCAGGATGCGTATGCCAAATGACAACGTCATCGTTCATTCGATCAAGCGGAACTTTGAAATGGAGAACTGCAGTCTTCAGTTCGGAAAGGTAGAAGAGGAATTGGTTGTGTGGATGTTCTGAGTGGTTATACAGGACATGCACTTCCTTTTCTCGGACAATGATACCGCCCACCTCGTTGGGCAAAGCATCCGCCATCAGCATCTTCAGCGAGGTTTCTACCTTGCCCTCGATTTGAAACATTAACCCTTGCCCGAGAAGATTCGGATGATATCCTGCTTAGTAAGTAGCTCTCTACCGACCCCATCGAAACTGATCTGTTTCTCCGCGAGTACCTCGATCAGTGTGGCAAAGGCCATACCTAGATCAGGCCCCACACCAGCCGAGGTGGGAGGAGGGTCATCACGGTGACGGGGCGCCTCCTTTGCGGGAGGCTTGCCCTGTTCGAGGGGGATGAGTTGACCATCCGTAGAGAACTTGTGCATCTTGTCACCATGCTCGTCCCGAACGGTACCGCAAACCTCACATACATCGTCAGGACTGATCGTCAGATCAACCATCACTGCTCTCCTCTTCATCTTCGTCGCGGAAGGCCGCGAGCTCCATCGTGACACCCGGCATATGACCGGGGAAGAACCCGCCAGCATCATCAGGGTTGACCATGACCGCGCCCAAGATGCCCTGGAGCTTAACCGAGACATCCGACTCGATGTGCTGAGTGGGCTTACCAATGAGGTGCTCGATCAAGAACTTAGCAGCATCTACCTTAGTACCTGCAGCGACTACCGGCTTACCCCGATTATCCAGTTCCTGATCGGTGATGATTTCGCCGAGGACCTTGATAGCATCCACCGTAGCGACCCTCATACCCGTGCGAATAACCGAAGTGAATCGATCCATCGCCTCCTCGTGCATCTCCATCGTGACGTACTCTGGAGAAGGTCCACTGAACGTGCCATCCTTATTGCGAGGCCTACCACGAGCGAGTTCTTCGTTATCCCACTCTCGCAAGGGCTTCTTGTAGAGCACTGCAGCTTCAGCCTCAGACAGCTTTGTCTTTTCCTTGAAGCGCTTCAGTGCACGCTTACGACGTCGATACACCTGCTGCTTATTGAGCGCGTAGCCCTCAGCAGTCATCGGCGCCGTGTTATCCTGCCAATTACCACTGGCATGCTGAAGCTTATTCGCATACGTCAGATCAAGGACTCTCGGGGTTGCGAGGGGTTCCTCCAACGCGGCGTTGTGCAACCTTGCCAATTCGGACTGGAGTGCCCGACGCTGTGATCGCTCGAGGCTCTGCTCCGGGCTTTTGACGAGGTGTGCCTTGTCCTTCATAGTGCTGCTCAGCCTTCGGTTTGTGGACGCGAGGGTTCGGGTCAGACCGCTTCTGGGTCTTGATATTCGACTGGGTCGATCCCATGGTCTTGAGGATGAGATTGCGGGTGTACTGAAGCTCATCGAAAATCTTGATGCAGTACCAAAGAATGAAACCCAGGAGGCCTATGCCGACCAGTCCCAAGAACAAAATCAGCTCCATGTCAACCCTTTCCTCGCTTCACCCTATCACGGGGCGACTGTGAGGGGCAAGGATCGATGCCTCAATATCGCTTGCGCGATGATGCATTGATCGCTGATTGGCGCGCGAGATCGAGCCCCAGGCCGCTTCGGGTATCGCCTATCAGTCGATTGATCGCGCTATCAGTCATCACCCCATCGTGCTCCCGGATGAAGATAATCCCATCCGCTCGCTTGAGTCGACGAGCCTGTTCCTCGATGTAGAAGTCGTGAGAACCAATACCTTTGGGCGACATTTGCTTATAGTAGTTCGAGACAAAAACCGCCCATTTGATCGCCATCTCGAACGTGTAGAATGTGCGACTGTGGCGCTTCGCCTGACCGGTAGTCCATGCGCGCCATTGCCCATTGACCTTCTGGCGTACTGACCATCGACCCCCCCTCACGGGAGGCTTGCCGACAGATTTGAACTGGGGCGGATACGCATTATTGTACCGACCGCGAGTAGCGAAGCCGTGATCGTACCTAGGTCGAGTCACTTCTTTTTCGCCCTCGTGAAGGTCAGTCGCTCACGCTTGACATTGGTCATGGTATCGTTCGAGAGCAGGATACGGAAGTACCCATCGCCCTGGTAGTCGATGACTCGGACCCTCTTGCCCTGGTAGCGAGCATAGCGGGGGATGTTGTCAGCATTCGCCTGATCGGTCATGCTTCGATTATATCTACCCCAGATACACATATCAACTGTTCAGTAACTCGACTCACACATATGGGGAACGTATACGATGGGGATCTGTTCGACATGATGGTCAGGGTACTTCTTCACCACTATGTCTGATATTTGCTTATTAGGGTTACACATGGGTGATGAATAAAGGGGCGATCGTTCAGTGCGCCGGTAGAACAGTAGTTCTCCCCATTTATTTACCAACCACCATTCATTTACTTTGACTTCGAAAAGCCCTGAGCGTGGCGTGGAGAGATTCTCGAGTTTTTCTTCGCGGTATGGCATTACAGTCCCATCTCTTGTCGAAGCTTATCGAGTTCGATCCACTTCTCATGTGATCCGCCCGTATCAGGATGACACTTGCGCTGAGCTTTCTTCAGCAAGGCCTTATCCTCCATCAATTGAGCTACTGCCCAATCGATACCCGCCATCTCAGCGAGCTTGGCCTTACGAGTGTTAGTTGATGTTTTACCCCCGGTTCCGGGAGGTGTGTAGTGAAATCTATTGTATTGAGTGTAAGCGCTAAAGAATGACTCGAACGGGTCACCCCCATCGGATCGTCCCGTGAAATTGAACGTGGGCCGTTCTTCACGTCTTTGTCTGTCTCTCTGATATTGTTCCTGAGTGCGTCTTCTTTGTTGATCTTGCCAGAAAGTCTCGTGAACTCCAATGCGATTCAACAACAACCATAAAAGGTTATCGTCGTCCTCATCGATGTAGTAAGTGCGTTCTTGCACTTTGGAATCATCGAGAATCCCACTCTCGACTGTGATCTTGTAGTAGTTTTTAGGCACTGGTTTCAGCCTGCTTCTTGCGAATCGTTAGTACTGACTCGGGCATTTCATTGGAGTCTTCCCAAGTGTAACCTGGCAAATTATGAATATCGCAGGGTCGCTTACCGTAGTAGCCGTGATTGCGACATGCGGCATCCATGGTATTTCCCCATTCATGGTCCTCACAAGTGCAGCAGAAACACTCGAGTCGTTCCTTTTCGACCCAGTTCGAGACCCACACCACCCGTTCGCTGATCGACTCGATGGAGACGCGTCGCTCAGTAACGAAGGCTCCGTTCTTCAGGGTAATTCGCTTCACCTCGTAAACAGAGGCGTGATGATCATGCTCATCTACCCGAAGAAACTTCAGACCCTCGATGGCCGCAAGTCGTTTCTCATGCTTCTCGCCAGTGCTCATGCGCTATCTCTTTCGTACTTCTTCTTTTGAACATTGGCGGCGATGAGGCCGATACCCACTAGAGCCATCGCTATGGCAATTCCGAGCATGCCCAGCGCCATTGCTGGGTCACTCCCCGTTGTGGCCAACGGGGCAGGCTGTTGGGTGGCGCAAACGGCAGTGTTGTTGCCGATCTTCCATCCATATTCGCACTCGGGCAAGTTCACTTGTTCTTCGGGCGGACAAGCATACCCCTTGCATTCATCTACGGTGAGCATAATTGTGGACATTGTACTACCTCTTCCCCCTTTTTTCTGAAGAATCTGATTCGGTGCTTTTCCTTGAGCCACTCGTGAACCTCGTGCTCGTAGAACTTTCTATGACCCAAGATCTTGAGGCTGGGAAGATCATGGTAGGTGTAGTAAAGGTAGACCGATTTCTCGGATACTCCGATCATCTCGGCGACCTCAGAGATGCTCAGGATAACGCCCTCATCCAGGCAGTTGCGCATACGCACGATCAAATCAAGGAGCGATTCAGGATCAAGCTTGGTAGCCTTGAATGACTCTGCGATCAGTTCGTCGCGCAGTTCAGCAGTAGCCATTACAAGTACCTCCTGACATAATGATCGACGTATTTACCCCGACTACTGAAGTTTGTGCCACATCGGGGACACTGCACCTTATTACCACGAAGAACGTACCTTGGTTCCTCCACTCCTTCGGGCAACAGGCCGCTCGGGGTAGATGCCTCTTGGTACGTATCCGGGAGCCTCGTTAGTATCCCAAGCATCAAGTCGGACATCTTTGGCTTCTTCACGAATGAGCTCCATGATGGTCTCTAGCACGGAGTCAGGGATCGCCCTGACTTTAATGGTTGCGTTCTTCATAGTGACCATACATCCTGAACGTGGGAGTCTTGCCCTTGTCAAGATCGGCAGCGAGCTCGGGCATCGACTCCTTCCGCTCAGCCGACTTGACCATGGCGATTCCGATGGCCGAGAGTACGAAGCCGATGAATGCAATGATAAGGAAACCCAAGGCAAGCTGAATGCCCGGGTCGATTGAATTGATCATACCTAGATCATATATCATCCCCGTTACCAGGTCAAGGCATGGCACACTTAGGATTCTGACGGACCCTTTATAGCCCAGGGGCTATCAGGACATTTGTTCCTCTCAACGATCAGGCAGGTAATGAGGTGATCCAGTTCGGCGTCATTTTCAAGCGCGATGATCCCCCGTATCCCATGCTCGAGTCGCTCAACGAGAATCGATGTGCTATGGTCAAAGTCAGGGGCAGTGCCTGGCCCATAATGTTTGATCATGAACTTGGGCTCGGATCGGACCATGATCAGACTTCCGAGGTATCGATGGGGACGTAGAAAATACGACCAATGCGTCGATTCATGTCATCGGCCTCAGTCTTGTTCTCGATGGAGTAACTCTTCACCCACTTCTGACCATCCCAAAACTTGAACCGGGCGAACTTCATAGGTTGCTTCTTAGGGGGCATTAATCTTCTCTTTCTGTCGTATAACGGGGTTTGATAACTTTATCAGCTCTTATCCGAGGGCCACCAAAGCTCCTCGCCCTTGGTCTCAGTCTCGAACGATGTGGGACGAACCAGCCACTCATTCATGGACCGATCCTCAGGGGCTTTTGCCAGCTCTGCTTCGCACTTGCCGCAACGATTGCTCTTGATCGAGTCACGGTACATCGCTCGGCCGTACTGATTGCTGGCTAGAATGAAGTCGAATGTATAGACGTACCCGCACAAAGCACGAACATGCATCTCCACTTTGTCAAGATGGGGGTTATTCGGGTATGGAGTGCGCGTCTGAATGATGTCCACACCAGCATGCCAATACTTCGGCGCAAACTCAACTGTTTTCATACCGCCCGGCAGTTGAACGCGGCGCCTGTATTTCTCCCGCTTGAACCAAGGCCGCTTAAGAGCCCCTCGCCAGGTGACTAACTCAGGCTTACTCAGTTGATCGGTCATCTATAGCCTCCGTGGTATGTGTGAGTGGCGTAGGGGGATCATCAGGGGGCAGCGGTTCCTTGGTGGTCAGCGAGGGCATCATCAGCCACCCAAGTAGCGCAAGTACCGCACCCAATCCGAGAAAGACGAGCACGATCAGCAGTAACTGAATGAGTACGTTCTCAGTGGGACTGATTGCCATGAAGATCATGACTTGAACCGATTCTGTAGCTTAGGGTACGCATCGAATAAGCGCATGGAAATTCTCTCGTATTCCGCACGCGTTATCTCATATACACCAGGAGTCACCGGCCGGCGATCATGGAAGACCATCCGATGACACTGAGTGCACTTATATACCGGCTGGCGTGTGATCGATGAGTGACCCATAAGAGTGGTCGTGGTGTGAGGACAAGGATCGTCAGAAGCGGGAGGAATCTCATCCATCGGCTCCCAGTTTCGCTTCATGGCGAGAGCGCGGAAGATGGGATATTCTTCACGAGCAGTCTCATCGTCGATGAACTTCCAACAGCGGAAGTAGTGAGTCGGCCTGTCCCGGTGTGGATACTGATGGGGGTAAAATACCAGTTCCCAGTCCTTGTCTTCTCGGGAGGGTGTTGTGTAAGTCACGTAATCGTTCTCGAAGAAGTTGTCGGGGTCAATTCGGCCCTTGTTCAGGAAAGTGTATGTCTCAGTCATTTTACTTGCCCCTCTCTTTCATCAGTACCAAGCTAAGACTCCAGGTATGACCCCGATGGTCCTTGAATGTAAGGCTCAACGGCTTCTTCGCTCGCACTGCCTTTTTGATCTCCTTGAGTAAGACCTCAGGTTCTTCAGCCATAATCAAAAGAGTCCTAGCAGTTCAGCGCGAAGCTTCTCGCGTCGGCGGGTGAGTTCTTCGAAGAGAAAGGACAGAGTCCAGTTCTCAGGATTGTGAACATTACCATAGGCGATCTTGCCTTGTCGGAGAGCTTCCTCGATTGATGAGAGCTCCTGCCCGATTTCAATTGCTCGCGCAAGAGGTGTGGGAGGTTCGGAAGGCTCGGTACGAGGGCCATCTTGGAAGTCAATCCGCTGATAAAAGTAGTCCATTGCTTCGAGCGTGAGTTGACCGAAGTTATCGGCGAGGTTCTCTTGCTCCGGGTGCTCGAGTGCGTAATGAAGCAGGTTCAGGATCGACTGCGTATTGTAAGCGAGTTCGGCGATTGGACCATCCTCGTCGACCAGATTCTCGGTTAGTGCGAAGGATGCTTCATAGGCCTGCTTGACTGGCTCGGAGAGTACGTCGATCGATGGAAAGGGCATCGGCGAAGGCGTCGAGTGGGGCGAAGGTTCTTGGTTGATCATGCATCGATCATATCACCCCCTGGTGACTCTGTATACTGATACGATCTCATCGTATTGAGAGAGGTATACAGTGGATGGACTTTCAGGGAGAGCTCACAGTCCGCGCCAACTATGGTCCGTGATTTCCCCCCTTGACTTTTTGCACTTTTTCTGATAGGGGGGTTCAGCGATCGTTGGTTATTGAGAATCGTTATCAATTAGAAAAAATATCAAAAATCGCTTTGCAATCAATCGATTCATGATAGACTTTCATTAACAACTTAAGAGAGAAACATTCAAATCAAATCAATGATAAGGACGTGATTCAAATGGCTAACAAGACTTATTCGATCAATGAAATCGCAGAGAAGATTGAAGTTCCTGCTCGCACAATTCGAAAGGTGCTTCGCGCAAATATCAATAAGGACAATCAGCCGGGGCGCGGGGCGCGATGGGCAATCGCTGAAAAGGACATTGCGAAATTGACCGAAATGGTTAATGCATTCAATGCACGCACTGAAGTTGTCGCTGATTTGGGCGAATAACAATTCGGCATTAATGATTAGGGTCTATCAATTGATAGGCCCTTTTCATTTGCACTGTTATTGATAATGGTTATCAGTATCACCCCGCGCGCGGGTTTGTTAGGGGTGTGTATGTATAGGAAGTATGTTCGAAAGTGGGGTCATCGATGGGGTGTTTGGTCGAAGATGCATTCGGAGTCAGGGGTGGGGAATAATTAGAACTCCTTCTACTCCGCTAGAATTACGAATCCTCTCTGCTCTCTTTCGATTCTCAGGATACACATCTTCCCGTCTTTCTCGTCCAGCTATACCCTACGAATGCTCTTATATAGTCCCCGCGCGGGGGCATATGCATGATCAGAATGCTCCCTATCGACTCTCAAATTTGATGGCGCATCATTTATCATCATGAAAGTTCCGGCAATCCCAGAGAGTGATCTCGCAATCCCCAGGGCATTCTCTGATCATTGATCGATCGCATATCGCACGGATCGACCAGAATCGTTTCTCCCCCCGTTCCTCAGCTTCTCGTCCGTCCCATCTTCTCTAATGTATCTCTAACAGAAGCTCGTTCCGTCCAGTCCGTCTCGTCTTTCTCTCCCTCGGCTTCTCGTCTTTCTCTTCCACACCGGACAGGCAAGCGGACTCGGGAGAAAGCGAGGAGCGGTCAAAGACCGACGAGACTCCGAGGATTCTAAGGTCCGGAATAATTTGAAAACACAAGTCTGCCCTAGAATTATGAGGTTCTAGAGCGGTCCTTTAGGCTATCCCTCGAGCCGAGAGTCGTCCCGTCAGCTCAAGTGTCGTGATTGGGAAAGTACTGGCGGATGACTCGGCAGTCTTCCTCGTCGTCGTCGAAGCAGCCCTGATAGTCACCGTGGTGAACTGGGCATAGCGAGTTCTCGAGATACTGGTGAGAGAGCCAGTCAATCGAGTACTTGTCGGTCAGGATGACGGCCAGAGCCTGGTACAGATCGTTGATCGTAGCATCGATGATGGACTCGTGCCGGACAATTGAGAGATAGTCGTCAATATAGTCGGACTTGCGAATCGTGGTCAGGTCGTTATCCGAGCCGAGCAGGTCTCTCCAGATTTCCTGAGACATCGTGTAGATGTCATCAGATCGATAGGGATGGTTACCCTTGTCAGGCGATGTGATGATGTCGAGTACCCGTCGGCGGGCTTCAGTAGCGTTCATGAGTAGATCCTCTCCAGAAGCTTGGTGGCAACGAATGAGCAGATGCTATCCAGTTGGCTGTAGTAGTCCCCGTCACGGATGGCCTGGACCTCGTCCTCTTCCCAGCCAAGATCCTCATCGTTGCCGTTCTTGAGCAGGTCGTGGATGTCAGCGCAGAGGGCCTCTTTCAGTCGGTGATGAACGGTTACCTCCTCGTCGTAATCGGTGTAATTGTCTTCGAGGTACTCATGCAGAGCGTTCTCATCGGTGAGGTCATTGTAGTAGTAGTCGATGGCGCGTTCGGCGAGTTTATCGTGGTAGAGAGTCATTGTTTCATCCCCTTATGGAATCGATTTGATTTGATATTTCATCATATCAAACCCTGTGAGCCTTGTATACTGAGATCAATCTTGGTAGATCGTAACCCCCTCGACCGTGATGAAGCTTCTCCCCTGACCGTTCCCCATTTCGTCAGCATCCCAGTAACAGTTGTCGGAATCTTCCATTGCGCATGGAGGCAGTCCTTGTGTCCAATCCTTCTCGGCTGCGGTGTCCATGAAAGCCCACACCAGCGGAAAGATGCAAGCTGCCATGACTGCCAGGACTACCAGCTTCATCCAGATCGGCTCCTTCTTCTCCATGATCACTCCCCGTACTGTGTCTGTCGTGCCGGCCTGGGCGATCCAGGTAGCGCTGCTGCGTGACTGTTGATTGCCTGCTGAATGAACTCTCCAGCTTTGTAGAGATCCATTTCAATCCAGACCTCATCGAACTCCTCATTGCTCTTCTCGTCAAAGCCATGCCTGACTCTGAACTTGAACTGCATCCGAGGCATTTCTCGAAACCCCTGCACGATCGCTCTGGTCGCTGTGGCGAACTCACCCTCGAGCACCATAACCTGAGGGTCTGGCTTCTTCGAGAACGTGAACTCTTCGATCGGAACTACCCGCTTCTTGAACCATTTAGCCATGTCGTCCCCTTAGATATCGTCGATGGTCGGTGCCGGCTCGGGCTGCGGCGTGAAGTAGTTCGCGATGAGCTGTTCTGCGACGATCTCAAGAACGGCGAACTGGTGATCCTCGTTCTCAGTGCTCCAGCCCTCGGGCATTCCCACTTCGTCGATGATCGCATCCTCGGCCTTCTGGATGAGTTCCTCGACTGCCCTCTGGATGTCCCTCCCTCCGAGTCGTTCGAACACCAGCTCCTTGTAGTTCTCGAGTTCCATTCGCATCTCTTTCCTCGTTTTGATACCCATGATCAGTTCTCCTTGTCCAGGTGTGACTCGTCCTTGTGAAGCAACTGAAGCATACCGAACTGCTCCAGTGTGGTGAGCGCATCGAACAGCTCGTCCATGGTGGGCCAGCTTCCCAGCATCACATTGTGATCGAGGCTGTCCGGCCCGTATACGGCTTCTGAGTGGTTCTTGGCCAGCTCTCTATAGAGCGTTCCCATGACATCCATCAGGTCGATACCGTCTTCGTCGTACTGACCCTGTCGAATCCTGCACCGGTAATCCAGTGCCTGTCCGAGTCGTGCCAGTGATCTTGGCGTGATCTCGATCTGTGTAACCTGTATCATCTTCGTCAACCCCTTTCATTCAATTTCATATGCGCGATTGCGATATCAATATCATATCATGCTGGGTATACTCCCTAAACACCACTGTCATTGGAGTCGCGGATCGCTCCCTAGAGCTGTCCCAAACTCCATCAAACTTTTTTCTTCCCGCTGTTGACAGGGTTGCTAGGTCGTTATATGGTTGTATTAATCGATCAACTGATCGAAGGAAATGATGATCACAGGATCACCAAGAACAAGGAGATGAAGAAATGGCACAGATCACGGTTAACGAGCTGGCAGAGCAGCTGGAGACGACGCCCCGTACGGCACGGAAGTTCCTGCGGACGATCACTCCGAAGGAGGAGCAGCCCGGAAAGGGCAAGCGCTGGCAGATCCAGAAGCGCGACGTCCGAGGGCTGGTGAAGAAGTTCGCCACCTTCGAGAAGGAGCACATGCGGCAGATCGAGGAAGAGCTCGAAGCCGACACCGAGACCGAGTAATCTCTCTGGGGAGGGATACTCAAAGAAGGCTGCTTGCAGCCTCTGAGCTGACTGGGGTTTCAGCGCCAGAAGACCTAGCTTATGGGGATGAGTTAGGTCTTACTGGTTGGTAAGATTCCCGTCTCGTCCGTCTCTTGGCTCCCATTCTTCCTCTCCTCTATGCTCTACGGAGTATATGAGACTCACTTAGAACTCTATGGAGAATACAGAATCCTTGGATATACGCTGGAAGGAATAATTTGGGGTCTCAAAATGCTCCTAGAATTACGAAACTGTTCTCGGTCCGTTCTCTTTCCGTTCCGGATCCGCCGTATTCACCGTGCCACTCATTCCTCAAAGTATATCCGTCCCATGTACTCTGTCATCGCCGTTCCACGATAATGTTTCTCGTTCCTCATTTTACCGTGGTATCCATACCTCCTGGAACCCATTCCCCCAACTCACATCAGATCATCACTCCCATCTCTCCCATCTCAATCGTCTTCACCAATTCCACACCGAACAGCTTGGAATTCACATTACACCACTCAGCCTTTCCCTCACTTCATCGTAGAGTACTCGGCTTGAGCGAATCGGCCTGTGTGTCACTGCGCCGCATGGCGCAAGGGACGCACTTGTCAGTATTGGCTTAGGGCAGAGACTACTCGGTCAGCATCCACTTCTCTGGCCTACCCCCAAGAGCTTTCACTCTTCCCTTAGTTGCAAGAGCAAGCATCTGACTCTTCGTATATCCTGCCTTGTTGAACCCTTGAGCCTTCGCTGCCTCTCGAGTTGTGAATGGTCCTCCCCTGCGCCCTTGGTCCTCCAGCCAGCCGGCAATGAGGTTCCAGGCCTGTTGCTGCTTATCTGTCAAAATCAACTTCTGCAGCTTCTTTTCGTCCTTGACTTGGCCAGCGATGACCGTTTGATTTCCCGAGGACAGTACTCCCTTGATCTCTGAAAGAACCCTGGGGCTGACCTCAGCGATCCATCGAGCCTCGATCAAGTCCGCCAATTTGGCAGCCTCAGCAAGCATTTCATACTGCTCTCCCTGCTTACTGATCAACCAAGCCTTTGCCATATAGTGCTTGATGTGACCCTCTGACTTCAGCTTGGTCAAGTCCTCGGTCACTTGCTTGGGACCAAGTCCTGTCATCAGCCCGATTCTAAGCTCGGTTGTTGCCCCCCGAACGATTGCCCAGAGCACAGGCTCATCGGCTCTGAGGTTCTCCAAGCGCTGCATGATCTCTTGAGTCTTATTTGTAGGTGATTTACTCATATATTGAGTTTATCTCACTAGCTTACTCTTGTCAACAGCAAGAAACCCCCACCTGGTAGTGAGGGATTAGAGAATGATTTCTGATGTTAGTGAGCCATGAGGGTTATAAGGGAATAGGAATCGTTCATATTCGCTGGGAGGCGATAAACAAATCCTATCCATAAACCAGGCACTTGTCAATATCATGGGAACGAACTCTTATTCCCTCGCATTCTTCGAATATACCGTGGTATCCCTGACACAATACTGGTCGCGCGTGCGCGGGGATGGGTATATGAGCCTTAGTGGCGATAATGCCCTATGATATGATGGTGACAATGACGAAAGGGCGGACAATGGCACACATGCCGAATCAGGTGACGGTTCACATCACTCAAGGGGAACTGGCTCAGCAGCTGGAGGAACTGGCGCTTCAGTATGAGGAGGTCGTGCAGACTCTCCGCTGGCAGGCTGAGAACCTTCGTTCTGGGTTTGACCTGACGCTGGATATACGGGCCACTCAGGTCAGTCAGCCCGTGAGGAATTTTGATCCCCCACCGAACGAAGAAGATGAGGCTGAAGCGTTCGCAGAGCCCAAGACCAAGGCCCAGAACGATGCGCTGATTCGATTGAGGCGAGAAGCCGAGGCACAGCGCAATCGCCTTGCCCGTGAGCAAGGTACTCCCAGCATCTTCGATGCGTTCGAGCCCAAAGTGGGTCTGAAGTCAACCCCCGAAAAGTCCGTCAACAAGCTGCCCCAAGAAGCCATCGACCTCATCGACTCGATGACCAACACAAGCAACAAGGGAGAAGAAGAATGACTATGCAAGGTTCTCGCCGCATTTCTGGTGTGGAGAACGAATGAGTACCGAACCTGAAGTTACTCCCGAGATGGCTATTCTTGGGGCCTGGTATAACCAACAGGTTGAGACTCTAACTGCTGTTGCCACGGCTATC